GATAACCCAGCATTAAGATCTTCGATCTCTTGTAATACTGCTACACCTTCATTGACGATTTGTACTAATTTGGCTTTCTGTTCAGCCGAATACATTCTTGATGACATATTAAACTCCTATTGATTTTGTATTATACACTACTTAATTTGTTGATGCAAGTATTTTGTAAAATTCTGGAAAAGTGTCTTGATAACTCTCTCCACGTAAATCATCGTACCCCTGTGTTATGACCCAAAAGTCCATCATGGCCTTGGTTGGATTGTCCATGGGTGACATCAACATGGGTATTAAATTTTGAGCCGGAGTACCAGTGCTGCTCAAACGATCAGCAATCTGCTGCTTGGCAGCATCTGGTAATATACGCATGTTTAAATGATCTGGTCTGTGCAATATATTGAATCCCACATGAATGCCTCGACTGTGAAAGAACTGCCAGATCTCGTCAGTGTAGTAGACGTTTAAAGCACTGACTGTACAACTGACATTCATGTCTATATTACCCAGTCGAGCAGCCATATTCTGATAAGCATCTAGGTTGGACAAAAATTTGTCCCATTTTGCTGGGTAACGCATGTACTCAAATTGATCGCCAATACCATCTACACTGAGTCCCAGATCCACTTTGTAGAAATTTCGGAAAATCTCTTCAGTATCCTCACGCAATATCGTGCCATTGGTATTGATATTTACAACTGTTTTGTTATTGTTGGCCCCCAGGCTAGACGTCTTGATAACCTCCCACAGAGAATCAATTAGCATGGGTTCAGCACCGTACAACTCGTAGAATTCCACATTGGGTGCCCAGGCTTTAAGATCAGACCAGAATGGATTGGCATCATGATAACTGTCTTGTATCTCAGTAAACTGTTGGATATATGAAGTCCAATCTGACTGTCTTGCTTCTACTTTGTAGTAATCCTTTAGCCAACGACTACTGCTGAATGGACTGCAATGACGACAAGCTAGATTGCATAAGTTACCGGGTTTTAACATCACACTGACTGGTTGGTCAGGCAACGGCTTGACATGAGGTATAGATCTGTTGACCATAATGCGTTTGCTGTCACGCCCAGCTAATTCTTCGTCCCAGCAGTCCTGACAGTTGGCATGTTCTATGCCATTATCCAGCGCATCCTTTATTTCAATTCGTGTGGGGCTTTTCCAGGCATCAGCCAGACTGTATTGAGCCAGTGTCATGTAAGTGCCATTAGTGTCTTGAAATACCTGCCGACTCTGATTACAGACACTGATGTATCCACCATTTTGAGTGCTGAGTCCAATATCTGCGTACTTGCATTTACAATCTTTTGACATCACTTACCTAATCGAAAATCCCAGTTACTTTATCTGGGGCACACCACGCGGTGCAGTGAAATCTCGCGGACGCCTATACCGTAGCATCAAACGGTCCCTAAGGCAGGGATTTAATATTTATCAGTGAGTGTAGCTCAGGCCACAGTTCCTGAAATTTGTATTTGGGTGGCATGAACTGTTCGGTACGTTCGGTCCAGGCTAAAAATTCAGTATTGTCTTGCGCTGTGATTCTAGTCAACCGTTCTTTGACATTGGTTAAAAAATCGCTACGTGACCCCAGCTGATCGATCTCAGCAATGGCCGCAGCAATTACTTCAGGGCCATGTGATTGTAACACATAGCTATTGGTACCCTGGCCTTTTAGACTACTGTAATCATTACCTTGTATTTGCTGCCAATTGACATGTAAGGTATTGTCATCGGCCCAGGCGTATATGTCACGTAAATCTAGTGCATTCCATATATTATATGTAGGTATAATACTGATTCTTCTTTCAGGAAAATCTTGCTGTAACAACTGAATATTGAGTTGTATGCGATTCCAGTCAGCATTATGGCGAATGTATTCTAATTTGTCACCAATGTGGTCCAAGCTGATGATCCAATCGACTCGGTCGCGAGTTTTTAGCAGTTGGTATATACGATTATTCTCTAGCGGGTTACTCAGATTAGTCAGTACATTGATGGCAATGTTATCAGGCAACAATTCCAACAACTGCTCATTCTGTCGTTGCATCAGTGGTTCACCACCCAACAAGTCCACTTGCTGAATGGTGTCACGATTTTGTTCAATGGTTGCCAGTACATCAGTATAATAGTCACGACGTGTGTTCTCGATGGGTATATTTAATCGTCGGGCCCAATCGCTACTGTACTCAGGACCACACATGCGACAGCTGAGATTACACACATTACTCCAACGTATGTCTATCTGTCGGATGGTTCTGGTGCCGTCTGTGGCAAAATTTTTGTAGTAATCACGAGTACTATGGCCTGACTGTGCTTCCATGTCCACACAAGTCTTGCAGTATGTGGCATGTGGTCGCCCTGCATCTATTTCCGCTTTGATCTCGATGTACTTGGGGTTACTGAATATATCTGCAACCGACTCTGTGCGGATGTTACCCAGCGAATGGCCCGAGCAGCAGGTGCGTACTGTGCCATTGGTTTCCAAAAACAGACCAACATCAATGCTGCTGCAATAGGTCATGTGGGTGCGTAGGGGTTTCTTTTATGGTCGCTGTCTGTGGGCAGCTCGGGATATACCGGATAAGGCATGGTGGGATAGGTCATTGTGTTATTAGTTGATAAAATTCCGGATGAGTCGCAGCGTAGGATTTTTTAGACATCTGATCGAAATGACGTATATAATCCAGGAATGCTGTATACGGTTGGTTCTCAGATATACTTATATAGGCAGACAGAAAGTCCAGTTCGGGTATATGCTGTACTCGGTCAATGCAGGCCTGACGAACTTCGGCAGTCATGGCACTGGCCTGACACTTGGCACGACTCATGGCATGATCGTTGAAGCTGTTGTAATTGATGCCTATATCAGGAAACTCTGTCTGCAGATAGTCATGCAAGTCAGCCAAATAATATATGTTCAACATACTGTAAGTGGGATTGATGTTGAATTTAATTCCAGCACCTGCATGATCCTGAAACCAATGCATGTTCTCCACCACCTGATCCCACTGGGCGCCATCGCGTTGATATTCAAATCTTTGTTTTATATCATCTATGCTGAAGAAAATTTCAACTTGGCCACATTGGTTTAAAATGTCCCAGAATGCAGCACTGGGCTTGACTGTGCCGTTGGTGAAAATTATCACACGTAGATTGTCGTAGGTGCGATATTTGCCCATGTTGGAAAAGAATTTGTAATAGTCAGGTTCCAAAAATACTTCGCCACCCTGTAATTGGATGGTGTGTAGACTCAGGAACAACTCTGGGTCATCAATCTGATTGGGTTTATTTTTCAGGTATTTTTGTGTGAATCGTTCGTAGCCCCAGGCCACAGGTGCCTTGGCGGCCCAATTGGTGCTGTTCCAGGGTCCACATATGGCACAGGACAGATTGCACAAGTTACCTAAGTTAAGATCCAGATAACCCGACACTGGCACATTTTGTTGCCCGTATTCTTGTATTTTGTATTGTCTTGAGCTGGTGATACCACGCTGCTCAGACTCATAACACATGGCACAACCAGCATTTTTAACACCATTGAGATTGTCCTGCCGTGCCTGTGCAACAACTGCTGATTGGTTGTGTGTATGATATATGGTGTTGGGGTTGGCAATTGATTGGCTACTGATGTCTCGATACAAACAGCAGGGCTTGTATCTAAATGCATCGTTATTCTGAATCAGATGTATACGTGTCCACCATTCGGGACAGAATACATCTGGGTCAGTGGGATTTAAATCAATACGCTGTGGCAGCCGATCCATCAATTACCTGCAGACTCGTTCTACACGATTGACGCGATAGTATGGATCCCATACTGAACGAGTAAAACAACGTGGTGGGGGTGCTATGTATACAGGTCTGGGCTGCATGTATACAGGTGCTGGCTGTACATATACTGGTCGCGGACGTGGGGTATAATAGGGATCAGTGACCACACATCCTGACAATGCACTGACCAGGCCCAACGCAATGAGAATTCTTTTCATATCTTTTCCTTATTTACAAATCTGCACGGATCGCCACATGTAGTTGACTGCGTCCCATTGGGATACCCAATTGCATGATGGTACATACATGGGCGGAGCAGGGTTATACATTTGCACTGGGGCCATTGCTGGATATATCACTGGAGCATATCCGTATCCATAACCTGGATAATAAACTGGGGCACAGCCTGTGAGTAATACCAATAGAATGGCTGCTGTAATTGACTTCATGTAAAACCTCTTATTTTAGAGTAGCACGTAGTTGCCAGGAATGTTTACGATGTGCGTCCATGCGTTCAGCTAAGAAGTTGCTAAATCCATGCTCACCTTCAGCTTCGGCTACATCATACGCCATCTTTAGTATTTTACACATATTATCACTATCTGTCAATAGTTCGGCAACCATTTGTTCAGCTGGAATCACTTGTGTTTCATCTTCGATTCGGCTCAGCATACTGAGCCGGCTCAGGCTACCAGGAGCATAGGTATTCATTGAGCGAAGTTTTTCAGCAAAGTGATCAATGATGTTGTATACTTCTTCGTATATGGTACCAAATAGATCGTGCAATTCACGGAAATGAATACCTTCCACGTTCCAATGAAATTCATGAGCTTTTAAATAGAAGCTGAATTCACTGGCAAAGGCAATCTTGGCTGCTTTTTGTAATCTTTCATTCATAATATATCATATCCTGCGTCTCGCATTTGTTGTAAGCGGCCTTCCATGACGTCATCGTCTGTGTGTCCGCGGAATTCACCAGCATCATACATACGGGCCTGTTCGTCGTCACTGTCTGCATAATCATTGAAACTGACGTCACTGCTGTGGAAACTATGTCGGCCGTGGTTGTAAAGATTGACCACCACAAAACGATGGTCTCGACCAAAGCTGTCAATGACTCCAGTGGCACCGTTAAACTGTACATCACCAGAGATGATGACATCATCGCCCACATTCAACTGTTCAGCATCTTCCGCCATGCCTTGATTGGTACTTTCTCTATTCAGGGCTTTGCGAATATTAGTTACTGTATTATCAATTTGTTTACCTGTTGCCTTCATCACATTCATGGTTCTGTCATTGGCCTGACGATATTTGCCTTGACTGGTTAAATCATCTGCAGATTTCTTGGCCTTCACTTTGTATCTGTCCAATGCATCAGAAGATAACTCTTGGATTGGTTCACCTTCTGCCACGCCTACTAGACCACCAAACACATACACTTTAATCTTTCTATTGGCAGTCAAAGCTCCGGAACAACGATGGTGACCGTCTAGTATATAAGCCTCACCATCGAGTGTTAACACCACTGGATGATCCGCGTACTCTTCAAATACTGATCCATCATCGCGATATCGTTCGTCTGCCAACCAATCTTGTGTAGCAGTCAACCTTCTGGGGGAAACTACCACTAATTTGGGTTTAACGCCCTTTTCTACCATATCGTAAACTATCTCTCTTAGATGTTCATTACTTTTGAACTCGTCGGGGTAGGGTGTATAATCTCGTGGGTTTAGATCGTCTCGGTAAGCACCCAACTTTAAGTTCGTTGGCATATATCCGTGATCGTCGTTATCAGTCTCTTCTAGATATCCACCCATGGGTGTTGGGGCTGATGTGCCTAAATTGTCAGCATCAGCAACTCTGTAATTGTGGTGATTGGCCGACATCTTGGTCATCAGATATTTCTGTGCTGAATCTCGACTGTCAAAATCAGGTGTACCAGATACCTTGTTGCCGGTCCTAGCATAAACAATATGCCATCCTGCTAAAGGCTCTCCCCAATTTTCCGCCACATCTTGCTTGGCCGCTGCATTGGCTGCAAGTGCGGCTGCTTTGAAATAAAGCCAATTATAATCATTGTCGCTTAACTGGCCGTCAATGGTGGCATACAATTGTGGATTTACTTTTTCTAACATTTGTGCCAAAGCATAGTAGTCTTTTTTAAGCAAGTTGACTGGATTCATTTTGGTCTTGGCAGCATAAGTCAATAATCCCCGAGCTGCCAGCTTGGCCATCTTCAACACGTCCGCGTCATCCGGTTTCTCAAAATCTCTGTGTGTCTGCATGCCTTCCGACATGCCTTGCTGATTCAACTCAGTAGCCTTGGCTTCTGCTGCTGCACGATTTTTAAAATCTGACCGGCCCTGAGCATCTTTCCATACTTCACGTGGTCGGTCGTGGCCTCGTACGATATAGAATGCGTTATGGTGTCCGTTTGTGTGTTGCTCCACTGTCCACTGTAGTTGGTGTTTTGCTTCTGCCACACCTGCTTTTTTCTTTTTAGCAATGGCAATGGCAGCTTGTTGTGCAGCATTAGCAGCTTCGTCAACACCTTCATTGGGCACACAGTTGGGCACAGTACGCCCTGCTTTCTTTTTAGTGCCCACAGGATGGTAGCCAGTCCAGCAGGGATTGTCGGCAGGATTCTTTAGAGACTTTTTCTTGGCTTCAAATAGTTCAAAGACGTTCATTCTGCGGTTCCTGTTACGCCGGGCATGGCTATGTTAGCTGGATTACTCAGAGACGCCAATTGCTTTCTCAGTGCATCCAATTGCTCTTGGGTCTGTTTAATTTGATCTTGTGTGGATTTTTTCTGTGCGGCCAGATTTTTTAACTGCTGTGCCTTCATTTGTGCCACGGCTGCTGGGTTGGCTGCTGTATTGGATGCTGGTGCTGTTGGAGCAACACCTGGAGTCACAGGCGCAACTACTTCTTCGTCCAATCCTGGTTGTCCCACAATGGCATCATATTGATCCATGCCCAGTGTGTTGCCGTCTGCACTCATGGCAATCAATCGCTCTGCCACATTGTGTAGATCCTGGTCAGTCTGGGCATCTTCCTTGGCGTATTCCATGATGCGAATCAACAAGGGCACATCCATTGTAACTGCATCTGCAGGATTATCCTGAGACTCTGATGTCTCACTATGCCATGCGTCCTGTGGTGCATCTTGTGAACTGTGCCATGCGTCTTGTGGTGCATCTTCCGAACTGTGCCAGGCATCTTCTTCTGTCACACCTTGTGTTGTTTTGTCTTGTGGTTGTCCGCCCATGGGAGATACTATAACATAGCTACCTACAGTTGTATAATTTTGATGTGCTAATTGATTTTTTATATCTTGCGGATTGCCTAATTTGTATTTTTGTGAAGCTACTGATAAATTTAATTTATCTAGCATGTTACCTTTAACATCTTGTATTACTACAACAGGATCTGGAGTATTCAATTCAAGTGAGCCTTCCGCCACACCTTGCTTGAACTCAGCAAACTCACGAAACAGATCGCGACGTACTGTGGCCACTGGCTTATTCAGTTCCAGTTGTAATTCTCGTAACAAACTACCAGCACTCTCACTCGCACCCACCAGACGTCCAGCAAATGGATGCTGACCTGATTTCTTTTTAGTGGCCTTGTCAGTACCACGCACCTGGTCGCCGGGCTTTTGGCCCATGGACTGTCCAGCAAATTGGTCCATCTTTTCTAATAGGTTGCGAATGTTGCTCATCGTTTGATTACACTTGTATTGGCTTTCTTTTTACCAGCGAATGGTGTCCGGGGTGCGTAGCTACCACCAAATAATGTACCAGTCTTGGGACCTTTACCTACACCAGGAGCAGTGGCCATGCCAGCTGACGATGTTGTTTCTGTTACACCTTCCATTGCAGGACTTAAATTACCACGCTGGGCTTGTTCCAGGTCACGGGTGCCATGAACCTCAGCATCATACTTTTCAGCCCAGGCATTCATTTGGTCCACGTTCTTAAAAGTTTTGTGCCAGGTCTTGCGATCTATGCCACGAACGCCATGTGCTTCGATAGTATGTCCCTGAGCAGCCTCCGCTACACCTGACTTCTTTTGCGACCAGGTTATAGAACTGACTACTTTGCCATCTTTATCATAAGCAATAGTCTTATTATCAGTATCAGTAAACTTTACTGCACCGTGTTTTTTTGCTTTCTGTTTCCATGCATTCCAATCCATCTTGCCATCATCTTGAAATGTCCCTTCTGCCACATCCGACTCGGGCAATTGACCTTTGGGACCAGTGTTGCTGATATCATAGGCACTCATCTTTGTTGAACGTTTGTCTTTCATTCCAGCTTTGTGGAATGGATTTTCACCTTTGGGATAATGTGTTTTATAAACTTGACCCTGTTGGTGCTGCTTTGCATACGCATCTCTGTTGGCCAATGGGTCTGATTCCGCCACACCATCGTGCTCATCGTAACCGCCAATCTCCATCTCGGCATGATCAATGGCATCAGCTAGGGTATGGAACCATCCAGGTTGAATCTGTCCTTTCATCTGCCCTGTGCCACGTGCTGTGTACATGCCTTTGCGTTGATTAAAGTATACATTAAACTCTTCACCGCGATGTTCCAGTCGGTTGATATCACCTGGACCTGCTTCCGCCACACCATCTTCTTTCATTTTATCCAGCTTATCTTGCGGTATTCCTTTTCTTCTGAGATAATAGTCTCTGACTTTTATATCATCTCCGGGATTATGTTTGGCCACCACGCTGTCTGGGGTCAATGGTGGAGGATGTCCATGGGCTTTGATGTATGCTTTACGGGCTGCTTTTTCTTCCGGACTGCTCAGGTCAAGACGTCCACCTTCACCCAGCAATTCAGCAAACTGAATTTCAGCTGATTCTGCTGTGAACATTTCCGGCATGGCTTCTTCAGGATGCGACATTTCATGTGCCAGATACTCATGTACTGTACGCAGATAATCATTGGCCAGGGTGAGTTTTTCGCTGACCCAGCCGTCCAATCCCTGCATTTCGCTGACGTTTTTCAGCATCTTGTGTAGTTCAATGGCATATTTGGCAGAACTGTAGCAATCGCTACGGGCCATCTGGACTTCGTGATCCTGATGCATGGCATGGGCATCATCGCCGATAAATTGGTTTTCTGTGATAAAATCTGTGGTCTTCATAGTGATTCCTGATAGTTATGGTATTTAGCTGGTGATGGTGAAGCTCAAATGGTCTGTACTGTGTTCGATTCCGTTGACTGTGAATCTACGTACTGAAAATTCAGCTGTGCCCTGGCATCGCTCTATACGAACTTCATGATGACCCGGGCCCAGGTCCACAATGATGTGTTCTCTGATGAATGTTTCGTAACTGGGCCAGATCCAGTCACGCTCAGTCAGCAGATGGTCATCCACATACACACGGTACGCAGATGGACTGGCACCAGTGTCGCAATAGACGTCGGCATCTATGTGTGTCATCAGACACCACCCATGACCTGATCGAATATGCCCACGACTCGTTGTATCAGCTGTGCATTACCTGAAATTCTGGGATACATGTCTGATATAATTTGTGCTTTGATTTCTGGTGATGAATTGGGCCAGGCTGTGCGTATCTGTGTGGCACTGGTCATGCCCTGTGGTCCAGCTTTAAACTCTACAGTAGGCAAGTATGCCATGTAACCATGTTGGCTCATGGACTCCAACTTCTCAGTAACTGGCTGCAAGTAGCTGGGTGATCCATCCTTCTTGGTGCCACCTGCCATGGGTGGTTCATTGCGATCTTTTTCGCTACGCACAATCACCAGGGCTGTGGTTTCAGCATCATAATTACTGGTGATTTCACGTGGATTAAATGGGCTCTTGACCTGCACAAACCGGTCAGCTGGAATGCCAGCAATAACAGCCAATTGGTGTTTTACTGCAAAGGGGAAGGGGCGTTCGGATTGATCATTAGTAGCAGCCATGTAGACATCTGCTTGCGGCATCTGTTGGACTACTTTCTGGTATAGGCTGACATGACCAGGGTGCATGGGGTGAAACCCGCCGGGAATCACCACCACTGTTTTGGTGATATTGCTATGATCTTCAAATAATTCTGACACAAACATGATGAATATCCTGTAATGTCAGTATTTATACTTTTGGCTTATAGTCTCTCAAGCAACCAAAGATAATAAGGATTACTCCAGGTCATGCTCCAGACACCGTTCCAACCCAGTGTTACACATTCTCGAATTACTGGATCACCAGAATAATGTTCAGGATATACTGGGCGATATTCACTGACGCCATGCAACAATGGCATCATATTGATGTCATCTATCTCCAGGGCCACAATGTCCAGAGTCATGTCCTGCACAATAGCAGTCTTATCGGAATTTTCCACAGTGTCTGCAGGACGTTTATTCAGTAATTCCACTGTGAGTACAGCATTGTCAGTGCTGTATTCTGCTGTAAATTCTATATATTCAGTTGTGCCTGACGCTGCCGAAAAATGCCCGTGTGCCACTGGTGTGCCATTGCATGACACACGAAATTCTGGACGGCGGTCCCAATAGGTTCCGCTGATGCCCAGTTTAATCAGTAGTGATTCTGACGACATCAAGTGGGCTGCTGTTCTCGAATCTGCCCAGCACCTGATGCCATGTTGACAGCATCACGCAAGGCCTGAGGTACATCACCAGCCAGTGCTGCTCCGGCACCCTGTCCGGCCTTGGCTTGCCCGGCAATATCCAACTTGCTGAGATCACCAGCAAATTCGTAGTGACCGATATGGTTCAACAGTACTTTACTGTGTGCCCAGATCTCGCCACCCACTTTCTGCCAGCGACGGCAGAACAACCAATCTTCTGACAAATAGTGGCCACGCTCGTCAATCTCACAATCGAAAATACTGTACATCATGGGTTCGTATTGCTTGCCCAGACCCACATCGTCCACGTACTTGCATTCAGGATGTGCTGCGATCAGCTTTTCATATACCGGACGCTTGAACATCAGAAAACCTGTGCCCATGGTGTCCACAGTAAAGATGTCGCCCTGAATTTTGGTTTGTGGTTGTAGGTTAATGACATAGTTGACTGGCAGGGCTTTCTTGGGATACAGTCCACCAATGACGTCTTTGTCACATGCCATCATCTGCAGAATACTTTCTGCTTGGAAACGGATATCTGCGTCAATAAACATGAAATGTGTGGCTTGAGGATTGCTCATCATCTTGGCCATCAGGTTGTTACGGGCACGAGTAACCAGTGACTCGTTGACCATGGTGTCCAAACTCCAATTCAATCCAGCTTGCTGTGCCAACAATACAAAACGCAAGAAACTGGTCATGGTGGGTTCTGACACCATACCGCCATAGCAGGGGATACCGATGTGCAGATGTACTTTACTGAAATCATATGGTTGTCCAGCCATCTGTGCTGATGGTTGCTGTGTTCTGGCCGCGGCTTGTTCTGCTGCTGCCTTCTTGATTAATGCCACTGCGTCGTTTTGGCTGACCTTGGCGGCGCCTGGTTTTTTTGTGCTCATTGAATGATCTCTTATAGTTGATTAAGGTTTTTCGATTTCCACAAGTGCATTGGCACCTGCTAATTCCTGTACTACTGCTTCTAAACTTATCAGTGCATCAGCGTCGATCATGACTGTCTCTTGCTCGTGGTCTTTCAGCAATCTGCTGACTTTGATTACTAAAACTTCTTCTTGTAATTTTGCCATCATGGCTCCTTGAGTTATATGCTATTATTTATCAAGCACTATCAGCTCATGAATATTTCCCACTAGATCAGGTGCAATTATTCTCAGCATGATGGTTAAATCTGGGTCATCTGTATAAAAAAATACTCCCCAACAATGTATGAAGGGTGACGCCAACATCTCTTGACATTTGGGAGTTAGTCGAATCTGATCACCTAAATTTTCCAGATAGGATAAAACTTGCCTCTTGATCTCCACAGAATATCTGCCATCACGCAGTACGACCTTGTAACGATAATCTGGTGTATTGCGTCGAATGATGGCGCCTGTGAGTAATATTTCAGCTTGCTCAACTGATTCTGGACCATTGATTTCTTTTACACAGGATCGATAATCATGAGGACGTGTAAATTCACGTGCTATCTCTTTTAAGGTTTCTTGACTGTCAGAATAGAATTGTATCATGGGTTCTTCCACCCTGATTCTGATGGTGTTGCCGTAACGATTTTTAATATCACGGGCAATGGTCAACAACGACACGTCAGTTATTGCCAGACTGTTACCACGATGCTGCCCATGCAACCAACTGCCAGCCCAGTTATAACTTCTGGCATGGGCTCTACGATATTCTACAGCCTCCGACATGGTCAGCATCTTGCTGTAGATTAAATTGCCTGATGGTATGTCAACAACCAAGCGCCACAAGAACTTTCTGTAGAATAGTTTCTGTGTGGGCCTGATCTTTATGCCGGTGAATGTATTACTCCAGAATGATGTATCCACGCTCATCCACTGTTGGTTGGCAATTCGCTGACAACGTTCCAAACTTGATTTGTTCATCTGCGTAATCCACGGTCAATACAGTATTAACTGGGATACGCTCAAACAGTATTTTCTTGCTCAGCGGCACTTTAATTAAATCGTTGATCTTACGTGCCAGAGGTCTGGCTCCCATCTTGGCATCATAACCCACTGTGACCAAATGGTCCACCGCAGCTTCTGTTAGACGCACACGGATCTGTTTATCAGCCAGCAGATCATTCAGTTCATTGACAAACTTGCTGACAATTTTCTTGATGCTGAGTGCATCCAGGCGGTTGAATTTACAGATGGCGTCAATGCGATTGCGGAATTCAGGTTTAAAGAAGTCTTTGACTGCCTTGTCGTCTTCACCAGTCTTTTGCAATTCGCGACCAAATCCAATGGCATTGCGGTCATTGGCCGCTGCACCCAGGTTACTGGTCATGATCACAATGGTGTTACGGCAATCAGCTTTTTTACCGTTACTGCTGGTGACCAAGCCTTCGTCCATCAAACTCAACAGTACATTGGTGACATCAGGATGTGCTTTCTCCACTTCATCAAACAAGATAATGCTGTTGGGATTCTTTTCAATGTCACTGATCAACAATCCACCACCCAGGTTACCATCGTCATATCCCACATATCCTGGAGGAGCACCAATCAGTTTGCTGGCTGAATGTTTTTCCTGATACTCTGACATATCATATCGCAACAATTTCATGCTGAGATTTTCTGCCAGTAATTTGGCCAGCTCTGTTTTACCAGTGCCAGTTGGTCCCAGAAACAGGAAACTGCCAATGGGTTTGTTGATGGGTTTCAGTCCGGCCTTGCTGACGTAGATGCGTTCCAGTACAGCATCAATGACCTGCTCTTGTCCGTAAAGTTTGGCTTTGATGTCAGTTTCCAGATGATCCAGGCTGGCTGTGGTGTCTGATCCCATCTGGTCGGCTGGAATCTTTGTATACTTGCTGATGATGTCGATGATGTTGGTGCGATCAATACTCCAATCTGATGCAACCAATTTGATCTTGGCGCAGGCTGTGTCAATCAAGTCAATGGCCTTGTCGGGCAACTTCTTGTCAGTCTGATAACGTACTGACAGATCCACAGCAGCATCCAATGCGTCATCTGTAATAACTCCGCCATGAAATGTTTCAAAGTATCCACGTAATCCACGCAGGATATCCTTGGCCACAGCAGGTGTGGGTTCTTCCACAGTCAGACGATAGAAACGACGCATCAGCGCACGATCCTTTTCAAAGCTCTGTGTGTATTCTTCCCAGGTTGTACTGGCGATGACTTTGATATCACCTTTGGCCAGTGCTGGTTTGATCATGTTACTGAAGTCCACGCTGCTCTGACTGCCAGCACCAGCACCACGCATCTGATGTGCTTCATCAATGAACAAGATGGTCTTGCCTTTGATGGTCAGAGCCTTGATGACGTCTTTGAGTTTTTCTTCAAACTCGCCGCGATACTTGCTGCCAGCCAACAGGCTACCAATGTCCAGGTTGTATACTGTGTACTCTTTCAGGTAGTCTGGTACTTGTTTGTTGACGATGTTACGGGCCAGGCCTTCTGCAATGGCAGTCTTGCCCACGCCAGGATCGCCCACCATCAAGATGTTGGATTTATTACGTTTGGCCAGTACTTCGGTGATCTCAGCAATCTCTGATTCACGACCAATCACAGGATCAATCTTGCCATCTTGTGCTGACTTGTTGAGATCAGTGCAGTACTCGGCCAAGATTTCTTCTGCTTTGCTGTTGTTGGCGATTTTGCGACCCTTGGGTTCTTTATAGTTCTTGTTGTAGAACTCCACTACATCACCTCGATCCAGGCCATATTTAATGAGGAAATACACAGCATGACTGTTGTTTTCACTGAACAGACTGACATACAGATCCAGAACCTGCATGTGGCTTCGCCCACTGAACAGTACCTGTGTGTACGCACGATTGAACGTTCTCTCCAGGGCATGTGTCTTGCGTGGCTTGACTGGATCCGCATCTGTGGTCAGGTATGTTTGTGTGGACAAATATTCATTGATGTCTTTTTTCAAACCATCAACGTCTGCACCGAAATTGTTCAGTAACTCACCAAATGGTTCATGTTGAACGATGGCCAACAACAGGTGCTCGATAGTCACATATTCATGACTGAGATTGATGGCCGTTTCACTGGCATTGGCTACGATTACTTCAATTTCAGGATTAGGTTGGATCATGTAATTCCAGTAAGTTAAAAATATTTATAGAGATTGTCGTATTTGATTAACTAATGCGATTTGATCCGCATTCAGTTGTGGTACTGTAATATGTATTTTAACAATTAAATGGCTTCGTGTCAATCCGTCAGCATGCCATAATCCTTGCCCAGTAATTCTGAATCCCATGTTGGGTTGAGCTCCGGCAGGTATACTCAATTGAAATATTCGGCCGTCCAGACCCCGGACTTCCATCTCACCACCAGCCATGGCCGTCAGACAATCTACATGTAAAGTGGTTATCAGATCCAGACCATGTACCTCAAAATCCGGGTGCGGTTGCGCCACCACATTAACGTATAGATCACCACGTGGTAGACTAGCAAAAAAATTATCACCCAAATTGGGGTATTTAATAGTGGTGCGACCCAGTACTCCACGTGGAATTCGGACCTCCACCGTTTCTCTCTGCCCATTGGTGGTCTGTACGCTGATGGTTTTGGTTTGCTCAGTGAGTGTTTCTGCCAGTGGAATCTGAATCTCAATTTGTAGATCTCGATTACGTCGTGGTTGTGGTTGTTGTGGTTGTTGCTGTTGCCGGAATTGAGTAAATGGATCTTGGCCACCAAAATGGAATCCAAAATTACGGAATATGTTTTCCACATCAGGATGTCCAGTCATATCCTGGCCATTGAAATTGAACCGCATACCACCAGGATTGCGGCGTTCATGGTCGTATCTCTGCCGTCGATCAGCATCGGCCAATGTATCATATGCTGCTTGTATTTCCTGAAATCGTGCAGTGTCACCACCCTTGTCTGGATGGTGCTGACTGGCTAATTTACGATAGGCTTTTTTAATTTCTTCAGGGGTTGCGTTCTCAGCAATACCCAAAGTTTCATAGTGTGTCATACTAGTAGTATAGCATAACCTGTGTTATAAATCAAATGTCAACGGATGCCTGCGGCAATACGCAGGGCTTCAGTGAAGTCATTTTTTGGTGCTTTGTGAGTGACTTGTACCCCAGCCACAGCCCGTAATTTATTGAGACTTTCCTGTAGTTCAGGACCCATGACCTCTGGTTCTTCGGCCGGTGCATCAGATTCTAAATCTTCTTGGTCATCATTACCGTATTTGGCATCGTATTCTTCAGGACTCAATGGCACCATCTCAGCCAAATCTTCCAAAGTTAGTTCATGATCAGTGGTGTTGGAATGATATCTGACACGCCAGTCGGATAATTCTTGTTCGGTCAATCGCATGATGTCCTCCATCATGGCAATAACATTTTCTGGTAGTTCACGATTTCGGTCAATTTCCAGGAATACGATGTAATCACCGTCATCCATTTCCCCTGAACTGACATCAGCGTCCACCACCCAGCTATATCCCTTCTCAATGAAGTTTACTAAATCCTGTGCTGGCTCTTTACCATTTACTTTGAAACTGATGACACATATTTCAGCATCATCGCCCAGCTTGCTCTTGAACTCGTCAATGTGTAGTTCAGGATGAATTAATTTACGTAGGTTTCCGGCTTCTAATCCCATTACATGACTCCTGGCATTGCTGCTTGCCCAGCTGGTGCTGGTGCGACACCTGGTGCTGCTCCCTGCACCTGAGCAGCCGGTGCTGGTCCTGTGCCTTGATTTTCCAGATCGTCAATGCCCTGTTCAAAGCCCTGATCAATATCTTCCATGTCAATGGTCTCGCCTTCCAATTCCAAACTGCCCTGCTGAATATCACGCATGAGTTTCTTGGGAATGGTGATTTCCACCAACCAAACTGGAGTTTTTGCCATCTTGGGCATTTTAGTACCAGGCTCAAAATCGTTGGGTGTCTTTACTTTGACAGGATACATCAGCTGGTCCTTGCGATATTTAACTTCGCAATCATATTCCAGCAGACGCTCACCACCACGTGGATCCGGCATCTTCTTATGTGGCCACATGAAAGTACAAGTCACAAAGTATTTTTCATACACCGGACCCTCCACCAACTCACCCTGCTTCCAGTTGGCGAAAGCATATAGGTCAAGTTCGTCCACGACACGCTCAAAGTCCAACAGAGTGTTTAGACTACTGTCAGTCATGTAGATGTCTTTGGTGTTGTTAATGATGTCTTTAATATTAGCTGGCATAGTTTTAACCGTTTATGTAGTTATTTATGCGTTTGCCAGTCAACAGCCTAGACTTCCCAGGGAGTTGCCGAATCAGCTAATTTGCTTAGAAATTTGCGTGTTTCAGCAGTGATAACGCCAGTTACCTGCAAAGTAACACGTGGATGATGGCTGGCATTGGCTGTGGCATGTGGTATATTTTGCCAGTCAAAGGTAGTGACATCACCGGCGATCCACATGCTATGACAATAATTGCCATAGTTCCAAAACTGACCCGGTTGCCAATCAGTCAGCTGAATCTGAACACGTAATACCGAATCAGGATTTTCGGGATTCCATTTCTCTAATTTATCCAAATGATAGTTCCATACTTGGCCAGGTTGCTGTACATGTATACGTACCATTGCATCATCTAATGCAAATTGTTCAGCGATGCGTTGAAGCACTGGAGGAATTGTCCAGTTCAGATTGGTGATGACATAATCTGCACCATAGCCTTCGCGTTCTAAATCGTATTCTTCGGCAGCTAATTCTGCCTCGGGACGACTTTTGCCCGCAGCACCACGAGTACGCCAGGTAGCTGATCGAGAATTTTCAATGATGTCTGATAATTCCTGTTGCCAACAGGGCTTTATTAATCCCAATCTAATTACACGATCCTGCGCTGAGTCAAATTTTTTGTTGTCAAAATGATATTGACTGCGTTTTTTAGTTTCGTCCCAAGAACTGTTCATATTACTTTTACCTTTATGTCATTACTCTGGTAACTCTGAAAGTAGGCATCTGGTGGCAATGCCAGGTCAGCAGCGATACACAGGCCCAGATTGTTGGGCACTTCTCTGCCCTTGTATGTGTCCCAGGCTTTGAGGATATCTTTATTCTGAGCAGCAATAATACTGGCCATGTTACGCAGATCCACATAGTATTGATCGTACTTGGGGTATGTGATGTCGAAGTGCCCACATTTGACCCACCAACCCAGACAGGCATCATCTTCTCTGTGTATCAGAACAACAGGGCAGTCGGGCCATGTTGTCTTGATAAAGTCGATATGGTTTGCAAATATGTGACTTTTGATAATTCGCACCCCAATACCCACTGGAGAAAACGCACTATCAAAGAATTCTTCTAGATGTTGTTTAGATTCTAAATTCATTTGCTCACTCAGGTCAAATTCCATGCCAGGGTCAAAGTATGCACCCATATGCATCAGCTGACGAGTGCCAGATGCGTCGTGCCAGTACTCACGATCAGGACTGGCATCACTGCGATCAATGTCTGGACTAAAGTAAATGTTTTTACTCACGCTGGACCATTTGCTGCCGGGGGCGCCGGCCATAAAAATATATTTCATTTATCTTCCAATTTAATGTTTTCCAACACTGGTATAAATGTAGCACGGAGGAAACCCATTTGTCGTTGAACACCAGCTGGATTAAGTTCACGCTCTTCCACAAATACTACTTGATCATAGGCCCATTGTCGATACTCTTCGGTCATGGCAGCTGATGCAAATGCTCGTTCATACCAATCGACAATGTTTTGTGGTGTTTTTGCTGGCAGGGTCAGAGTCCAGGCTGCATATACATTGATGCCAGGTGCCACAGTATTCAGTAACGGGACCTTGGGAAATTGTGGCATAATACGCTCCCCAGTGAATCCAATGGGTTTGACCTTACCAGATTCAATCAGTGCCTTGGCCACAGCAATGGGCATGATGCCAAATTCTGTACCGCCTGCAGCACCACTGGCAACACTGGTCACTGCTGGCATGGGTCCGTTAAATTTAATGGCTTTGACCTGGTGCCGATTGCCATTACCTTTGGTCATGAGATATTCAAATGCAGTAAGATGTGCTCCTCCACCAGTGGCTACATTGATGGGTTGGGTGGTGGTGGATATTAATTTGACGAATTCTACTGGTGTATTGACTTTACTGTTGATGTTGGCCACCAGCACCAATGGACTTTTGCCCATGGTCAGCACACCATTAAATGAATCGTATTGGAATTTCTTAATATCCTTTTGCCATATGTCATTGGTGACGTAGGTGCTCATGTGACTGGGCAATGCAATGGTGTGTCCGTCTGCTGCTGATCTCATGAAATGGTTCATGGCTATCACGCTGTCTGCACCAGGCATGTTTTGCACCACAAAGTTGACATTGGGGTGGGTTTTGGCCACTATGGAGGCCAGTTTGCGAAATGCGATTTCGTTACCAGCACCGGGTGTATTACCTATGATAACTGTAACGGGTTTAGTGGGTTCCCAGGCGAAAGCCAGAGCAGGGAGTAATGCCAGAATAGATAATAGACGTTTCATTGATGTCTCTTCATGGTGATGGTGTTATGTCGTCGCCCAGACTCCAAGGCACTGAGGTCTGAGCCGCTGAATATTGCTGTATCAATCTCGTGGCATTGTCTCGACGTGCCGATGAAATCGTGATTCCGCAAAATTCAATTATGTCGTTCAATTGGGTGATTATTTTACCGCTGTAGATGTCGCTAAAATTGATGTTCAGGACATTACTTTGACTTGCCATGGCCGTACTTATCGAGCTAAATCTTTTGGAAGTCTGATTATTTAGCCATCGAGTTATAAAACTCATGTTTCTGACATCGCCCCACTGGACGTCTTCCATCGTGATCGTACCCAGGTGCCTGGGCCACTCCCTGTGCAACAGGTTAACCAATGTTCTCAAATCTTCATAACGAGATTCCTGTATTATGTTTTTGGTTACCCAATTATAACTGATCTGGTCCAGGTCCTGGTCATCGAACGTGATGTTAATTACACGACTGCTGGGCCAAGCCCTGAGCAGGGATTCGGGATTGTAAATATGTCCAGACAATATAAACATATCAGGTTCTGGCATACCATTGAATTCTTTCCCAAATTTTATGGTATTACGAAAAAAATCCGCACCAGCTTGTATATGATCATCAGATTGGTGTAGTTGGCGCATGCCGTTGTACTGATCATATTGATCAGTGGGACTGTCTTTCTGATTATAGTTGTGATGTTGATCCCATTCTGAATTCAGATGGGCACGATGTGATTCCACCAATTCTATAGGCTCAATAAGTGATGACAGCAGTGTACATAAAAATCTACCACCTGTGCCCGGGAAGTACCTGACGATGATTATGGGCTGCATAGATTGGGTAATAGTATGTCTTGTATCCATGCCTGATGTACAGCAGTACTGGGCTGTACTTCTGTGTCACGTATATCCACGAACCGTTCCTGACGACTATAATGTTCCATGCCACGACCAGGCTCGTGCCAGATCCAATGACCCCAATCAATGTCTGCATCAGGATAACATTCCACATCATATGTGCTGAAAAATTTAAAGGGAATCGATCGATTTTGTAATATGGCAGTCAGACTGATGATGTAATTGCGGGTCCTACTCAGTGCCTGCTGTCGGCCTATATATTCTGAGTGATATTGACGTACATAATTCTGGGTGCTGGCATTACTAAGCCACCATTGATTTTTGTTTATTGGGTACAAATTGTGATAATATACCTCATCTTGCAATGCAGTATCACGTTTATCCACAGTATCAATGATGAGATCCAATCTCTGACTCTGTGCCCATTGCACAACTACCAGATCTGGACGTTGCTGTTCAATGGCAAACAACACTGAATTGAAGATGAATTCATTGCCAGCTGCTGGTTTTCCCAAATTGATTAATTGGGCGCCAGGTATTGATTGTTGTAGAAGAGCAGGCCACATGGGCCATATGTGATTGGCAGCAAATCCGTCGCCAGCAGTGATAATTAATTTCATAATTGATTCGTGGGGTAAATACTTGATAAACTACATATAACTATATATAACTACTTATGACAATTGATCAACAATATTTAAATAACTATTTTAACACCGTATGGCGTGGACGTCAACGAAGTCTAGACCAATATCAATATTCCGGCTGGGAGTTGATTGGCAAAGTCAGACCCGGTGAGCGTGTGATTGACATTGGCTGTGGCGATCATCCATTTAAAGAACGCATTGCTAACCTGGTGGGAATTGACCCTGCTTTCCCTGAAGCTGACTATCAGCTGACCCTGGAAGAGTTTGTCAGACTACACTATGCACAGAAGTTCAATGTGGCTTTCTGTCTGGGCAGCATAAACTTTGGCACCCAGGAGGAAATTGAGCATCAGATATCACTGGTCAAACGAACTCTGAGAGAGCGTAATAGCCGCATATACTGGAGGTGCAATCCCGGGCAGAAAGATCATGGCAATGCAGAGTGTAATGAAATAGACTTCTATCCCTGGACATTTGATGAGCACATCAGGCTTGCTGAGTTGTTTGGCTTTACTGTGGTGGCACTGGAGTGGGACTCTAACAACAGGATATATGCCGAGTGGTTCAGCAACAATTCCGACACATTACTCAACACTGGTAATTGACAGCATAGCTTAATACTTATCTAAATCTCTACGACTTATATACGCTGTTAAAAGCCCGGGTAATCCGGGCTTAAATATTCTTAACATCAGTGAACAACTGGTGTGACAATAATCCAGGAGGCACAATTGTCCAAGCGTAGAAATAATCGAGCAACACAAGAAGTTTCACACTACACAACACCATTGACACACAATAGAAATTATCACAGAGCCCCACCACCGGAACATTTAACTCTGGTCAATGATAACTTTCATCAACGCAGACGTATTGAATTAATACCCAAAAGCCTCAACCAAGAAACCTACATAGACCTACTCACAGATCCCGAAAAGTTAATTATTTTTGCCACCGGTCCTGCTGGTACTGGTAAGACGATGTTAGCTGTCATGGCCGCGATTAAAGCATTGAAAGAAGGGGAGTGCAAAAAGATAGTACTGACACGGCCCGCCGTAGGCGTGGACGACGAAAAGCATGGCTTCCTGCCAGGTGACCTGAATGCAAAAATGGAACCCTGGTGTATACCACTATTCGATGTTATAAATGAATATTACAATACCAGAGAAGTAGCAAAAATGCTAGAAGAAAAAACAATTGAAATAGCACCACTAGCATTTTTGAGAGGACGAAATTTAAAGAATGCGTTCGTAATTTGCGATGAAATGCAAAACGCAACAGTTAACCAAATGAAAATGGTTCTTACTCGACTCGCCGAAAACTCTAAGATGGTAATAACTGGAGACCTAAAACAGATGGACCGTAAGTATTGTACCGACAATGGACTACAAGACTTTATTGCCCGGTTGCAGTCTGCAGGCAGCAATCGGATTGCCACTGTGGATTTTGCTCGTAAAGATGTTCAACGTCATCCTGTTGTTTCGGAGGTGCTAAAATTATACGGCGAAGATTAAAATAAACACATAACCCGGTGGCTAAATATCCAGTCACCGGAGTTATTCATGCCTGACTTCAATAAATTAAAACATACTCTGTTTATAACCACCATCTTGGGATACATCCAGGAACATCGTGCTGAAGTATTGGCCAGATTGCTGGCACAACATAATTCACCCTGGGAGTATTCACCTGAGGTGGATCCTGATCTATTATTATGGGCACAAGTTGAGCAACAATTTTTACAGTTGATGTCTGCACAAACTAATCAGATACCTGATATTGATCTCGATCATCCCAGAGAGTTTTTTGATAATATTGTGTGTTTTAGATGAATTTACCATCAGTTGTTTCATACTCCAGCTCTTTTTCAAAATTGTTTTTACCAGCCATTGGCGTTGCAGTACGGAATGCTGAGTACGACTTAATTGCTCGTATATGCACATCCATGTGTTTTGATCCCAAGGCTGATCAGATTATTGCCAGAGTTCCGGGTTGGGATCGGCCATTTGGCACGGACATCATACGACCATTTGTCAGAATTGATGGTGACATAACATTTCATGACGCCATGATGGTCAGAATCACCGACATACTATCCAGAAATAAGAATATTAAAATGTTATGGTCTGGTGGCATAGACAGCACAGTGATATTGACCTATCTGATGAATCACGCCACCAGTCTGGATCAGATCACAGTCTACTACACGCCTGAAAGCATTGCTGAAAATCCCCACTACATGGAGTACATTGATAAATTTGGAGTCCGTACAGTACGTTTGGACCAGGTCTGGAAAGATCTGTTTGCTGCTGATGATTTAATCGTGACTGGGGGGCACGGTGACACAATATGTGCTCAACCCAATGTGGATTTTTATGATAACTACCGGGATTGGTTCCCCAGACCCTGGCAAGATTTTTTAAAATTTAGAAATCTCAATCAAGCTGAAATTGATTTGTTATCACTCAAATTAGCTGAATTTTCCATGCCTATTACAACACTGAGCGAGTTGCATTGGTGGGTGCAAAACTGCATAACCGGCCAATTCTGGGCCTGTCATTATAAAATTTACAACTTAGAAAACATTGGGGTTGATGCCACTGTACCATTTTTTGACTGCTATGTATTTGATCAATGGAGTCAAAGTCATTTTAAAACAATAAATTACACTACTCCATTCTCATTGAAAGAAGAATATCGCCGGGCCATCAATACATATTGGCAGAATGACGAATATTTCAAAACCAAAGTTAAAGTCAACAGTCGCCATGGGCAGCCTTGGATACATAGAAGAATAATATTACATCAACAGCAATATTTGTTTATGTATCGAAAAGATGGTGAATTCAAAACATTCAGACAGACCGATTATCCCATAATGAATATAGACCGTATCATGTCGGAGATCTCAATGCTATGAACACCACTTTAAAAATAGTATTGGCAGGCAGTCATATACCCATGTCGTGCAAGTCGAATGATGGCATACAGTATTTTGAAATCGTTGATTCCTGCACACTTCAGTGGGATTTGGATTTGTCACAGCAGACTCAGATAGTGTTAGAGCAAACTACACAACAGCCAGGATTCTTTTACATACAGCAGGTATCGTTGGGTGCCATTGATATCACAAAGATCATGCACTATCATGACATATGCAGAACGCTGAATCGTGACACTGGTCAGGAATTTGCAAAGTTTGTGCCGGACGTAGGAAGTCCGGACCAGGTGGTAATCACCATGGGTCCGGACATTTATCACATACTACAACGTTACCCCACTGACTTACGTGTTCTTTAAACCATCAACAGGGCCCAGACGGCCGTCTGTTCTAAATCCTGTTCGAACTCTGGATAGACATTGTCCAGATCAGTTTTATCGACTCGTTTATATCCTTTGTCGACCTTTTTATCAATCAGGCGATGCATGTCGTATGCACTGGCGTGAACAATCTTGTGCTGTAGCGTCTTACCGCGGCGACCCCACACAGTGGCATAGGGTCGATTGACTACCCAGTTGCTGCCTCCCTCGGACAGATCAATCACAATCCAGACCTTGTCCTGGTTCTTGACTTCATCCCTGCACCATCCAATAAATTCATATTTCATACGTCACCAGCTGGAGTTGTAAAATACACGTAGCCCGCAAAATAATTCTGCTCGGGCAAATTTGATAAATTCTAAATCTTGTGGTTGGTAATATTCGTCGCTGGCATTGCCAAAGAAGAACCCAGTGGTGGTGGGCAACGTGCCTGCAGTCACGGCTTGTTCCAGTCTGTCCAGATCATCCCAGGTCAGCTCAACCTCCACTCCATTAAAACTTGTTTCCAGGTGAGCTCCAGGATCCTTTTCCTGCCAAAGACGTTCCATCCACCCATGCAGATTAGGGTGTTTGCGCCAGTAGGCCAATTCCCTGGGCTTTGTGGCTTCAATTTCGGACTCGGCTTTGACTCTGACATCACCTTCAATGTCAGAGTCATTGAGTAGCTCTATTGGTTCTTCTTGCACATGCACACTTGCACGGGCTGCCACATATGCGTATTGATCTAAACCCACGTTAAACTTCCTTGTTGATTATTTTTTAAACTTCACATAGTGCAGATTGGTGCAGGGCAGATTGCCATGACGCCCCAGTGTGGTATGTCCTTTGACACGGGCTTTAATTTTGACAGTGCCTTCCACACGTTCGTTGGTCCAGAAACTCACAGCATTGCCTGCTGCATCTTGTCCCAGCACCACATATCTGTTGGCTTCGCGAATAAATTTAGTGTCCAGTGCCTGGAATTCCATCTCGATGCCCTTGCCAGTGGTGCCAATATAACGGCTGTCATGCAGGGCCTGGCGTATTGATTGTGCATGGTCGTCATTCTTACTGAGATCGTCTGCCAGCTTGGGAGCCCAGGCCAGGATACCAAAGTCGCTGCTGCTGGCTGTTTCCTTTTCCAACAGTCCGGCCACACTTAAAAAGAATGGGCTATTGCTGCGGCCGGCCAGAGTATCCATCATGTTGCGTTGGCGAACATAGTCCATGACCTCTTGTGCTCGATCCAGATCTGCTGGAGTAACATCTAGTAATTCAGCGCCAGAAAAATGATCCAGCAACATGGTCTTGCTGGTTTTGCTGGTGTCGTTTAACTCTGATTTCTTGACCGTGTTGCCCATCAGGCGGTATACGGTACAAGCCGCTGCTACAGCATCCAATGTGGGTGTTCGAAATTTTTTATATTGAGCCATGATCTTTGCCTTTGTTTACAATACTGCCAGTATAGCACTTTTCCAAATTATTTGTCAAGCCAGGCCTGTGCATTGCGATCCCAGAACTGGCTGAATTCTCGTACAGTTGCCGCAGGGTGTGCCTGAATGAATTCATCACGCTGAACCAGGTTATCAAACCAGTGTGCTTGATTGTTGAGATAGACTTTGTACATGTCATTCTTCAACTCCGAAATGTTTTTCGATGTACTGGGCAGAGTCATCGTTTCTATTGGAAATACAAATATTAATACATTCTTCGACAATCAACTCGGCGAACTTTTCACAGAATTCTCTTTCCGACAAATCACCATAGAGAATACATGCCTCGCCATATATCTTCTCAATTTGTTCGTTCATTCTTCGTCCTCATAATCTTCACAATAATCTTCAGGATGACCTTGGTCAGGACCGGTGTAATGTGGGTTGCGTTCCCATGTGTCATAGTTGGACAGTACCCACTGCTGATCTGATCGATCCTGCCCCACTGTCCACACCCACTCACGCACTGCTTCTTGCATGAAACTCATGTTTGGCTCCAGTTAATTAAGCGGCACGTTGTAAACGTCCCAGTAACATAGCGGTGTACAGTTTAGCCTTGAGCTCTGCACGTACTGCCTGCTCTGCTGCTGTCAGTATACGTGGTTGCTGCACCACTGGGATACGGCGGGGTTTAACGATTACTTTACGCATGTTGCTTCCTTGTTTAATGCTTACTTAAAGGGTGTGTAGTCTTTGGGGTGACGCAACCCAGTATTAGGGTCGCACAACTCGCTCAAGTCCCACTGAGCATACTGCTGTTGCAGTACCTGACAGTTCTGCAACAGCTCAACGTCTGTCAACAGCCCCGAGGTATGCAGTTTGATAATGCTAACAAGCTCGCGGTTAAGCTCGTTAATGTTAGTCTGCTTATGCCATTTAGTCATTAACTACTCCTTGCTGACAAAGGGGTTACTGGTGTACTGGATACCACTGCCATCGTACAGTTGGGTTACGTCCAACTTAGCGTACAAGTCCTGCAGGGTTTGGCAGCACTGCAACAGCTCAATGTCTGTAATCAACCCAGTTGAGTACTGACGCACAATGCTCAAGAGCTCAACGTGCAGCTCTGCATTGTGGGTGGGTTTGCGGGCTTTAGTCATCTACTGCTCCATTTCATTTACGGTACAACTATTATACAATTAAATGAATTTCAGGTCTACCGAAAGATGTTGTTTTTACGCAACACTTTTTCAATATTCTGCTGTGATTTTATCTGTCGCAGGATCGTATGACACGCAAACGACTGTGTAGTCAAGCTCACGGAATTCATTCAAGAACATGGCATCGTAGATAAATCTGTAATCTGAAGGCTCCGGAGCAGCCAGGCTACGGAATGTGGTGTTGATAAAGCTATCACCAGAGTATCCCGACTCTTGAATGATGCTGGTCAATTGATCAGCTGTGATGTTCATCAGTTGGTGTAATTTGGTTGCTTTCAACATGGTCAACTCCGTATTAAATTAAATTTAACCCCAGAACAAGCCAAAACGCTTGGCGCAAACTGGGCCATATCCCACCTGGGTGCTGCGCTGGTCCTTGAGACCATGGTTACAGAAACTGCAACCGCCTGTCAGGCGCCCATAACGTCCCGCAGTCTCTGCAGGGTTCTCGCTGAACTCTTTGACCAGCTGGCACACTTCCTGGGTAGCTGCGCCAGTGGCAAAGAACTCGCCCGTGGTGTCCACACGACCAAAGAACTTGTTTTGCCCAAACGGGGCACCGTCAGTGATCAGGATCTGGCCCACGTACTTGCTCATGGCGCCAGCACGGTGGATCACCACAGCCTGGCCAGTGGCTGTCTGCAGTTTGATCTTGATACGCTTGAGGGATTTGCTGGCCAGGTCAAACAGATCCTGGATGGGTTTGAAGTCCACAGTGACCAGGGCCACAGGCTCAGGGCGTGGTTGCGCCGCACGTTGGGTCAGAGTCTGTACCCAGGGCATCTGCTTGTCGCTCAGGCGACCGTAGCGATTGAACCCCTGGATCAGGGAGCCTGCAAACTCAGCGTCCTTACGACTCAGCTGGCCTACAACAGCAACCAATGCATCAACGGCCACTTTCTGGGCTGGATTCACTGCCTGGGGTTTACGGTTTGCGTACATAACTGCTCCTTATCATTTACAATACAACTATTATACAATTAAATGATTTTCGGGTCTACCGAAAGATGTTGTATTAAAACAACACCTTTCCAATTAACGTACTGGAACCCATTCTGTTTTTAACTTCAGTCGGCGAACTCGGCCTGTCTTGCAACTGAACCAGTCGGGGTCACGCCCGTCTGCATCACCAAAGTGGTTGTAAACCTCGCCACGCCCGTATTCTTTCACATGAGCATTTACCGCGTCAGCCATTTCTGGGGTGATACCCAGTCGACTGTACTTGAATTCTTTTTTGATGCGGGCCATATCTTTGGTTGCTGCTTCACGCTTCTTCTTTTCTTCAGGAGTTGGTGTCCAGTATGTGTCTTTTGGGTGACCCACTTCTGATCCCCTGGGGATTGACGTTTTAGTGGCTTTCATGATCTTTCCTTTTTCTGCTTTAGTCTAAAATTGCAGCACGTTCAGCAACAGCTTCTGCCATGTACCGATCGTAGTTGGCCTTGTGTTCCTCATGCATCTTGTGCAGGTCTGCCACGGCATTTGCCAGTTCCTCCATTGTGCGGGTACCGTATCCAGCTACGCTTTTGTGAACATAAGACCCTGCTGGACCAGCACCGTGATACTTCATTTCAAAACAAGTGCCGTCACGTGGAAGGTCCATACTAAAACGTGTCAACTCAATGGTACCGATGTGACTGCCGGCTGCTGAGTAATATTTCAGCGTGGGCAATGTAGCAAAATCCAGTGGAGTCAATGTCTTCACTGCTGGGACTGCTTTGGCTTTTCTCATTTTCTGCTCCTGTTTGTTTACTACCATACACATAGTATAGTATTAATGGATTTTCCTGTCTAGAAATGATTCATGAAAAAGCCCTGAAATCAGGGCTTAAAAAGTGTTGTTTTTGTGCAACAGTTTATCCTACTGTCGACCACGCCGATTTATGGATTGATGAACAGCACTGAGGTAGGCAGTTTGATTGGTGAGTCGGCGCTCCAAATCATCCACTCTGCGCTGCAATCGGTCAATGGTTTCCGACTGCTGTTCCATGGTGACTTTGGTGTCCTTGAGAACCTTTTCATGACTCAGCAGATTGGGGCGTGGTGGAGCATCTGGGTCCACTGCCCGTTTCTTTTTGACTTTGTACATGCTGAATTGGTTCATAATGATATTTATACCGGTGCTGTGACCGGTGGTGTTTCCTCTGTGACAGGTACCGGGGGCAAGAATTGTTCCAGGTATTCTGGATCCATTTCCATCATGGCCTGTACTGCCTGTTCAGGATAACCTTCCAGGAAGTATTTGAACAGAGCCACAAAATCACGCTGAGTGGGGTTAAATGAATTCTTGAATACACTTTTGTTACGCAGATCCAGGATCACCCCAGCTGTGCTGATGTCACGTTTTTTCAGACCACGTGCGAATTCCACACGTTCGTCATACTGATAACTGGCATCGTTATTGCTCCAACCTGCCAGTTGGGTGTTGACATGCTCACGTGGTTTTTTGGTGTAAAATGCTACTAAGTACAGAGTTTTCATGTTATTCCTTGTAATTCATGATGTCCACGCCTAGATAATCGGCGTGATTAATTTTACGGCGTGTGTCTATATCCAGGATGTATTTCTGTAATTCAACTGTCTGTCCGGGCCATTGTATTCGTTCCAGCAAATGATCCACGCTACTCTGAAACTTATGATCAGTCTGGTATAAATCAACACTCTTCATACCTGCAATATTGTCCACAGCCAGTGGTTTCAGTGCTGCTGGTAGATTCTCCAATCGCAATTGTGGTCGCCCTGTATCCAGTGTAGTCAGCCACCAGTTTTGAGGTTGGTATTGATATAACAGAGTCATCTGCTGCCAGCCCAGTATACTGATGGCACTGCATACTGTGTTGAAATTAAAGGGAATATTGCGATCCTGAAGTATGGCCATGTTGTCTAAAAATTTACGCCATTGCTTGGGGTACCTGACATATTCCTCAGTCCTGTCCCAACTGTCCACTGACACCACCAGACTGATATTAGGCATGGCTGTTATGGCATCCAGTACATCAGCTCTGAGGCTGGTTAAATTGGTGTTGATGCTGACATGTCCTGGATAGTTGTTCAGTGCCAGATAGGTCAACAGGTCAGTGTATTCGTCAATGATCAGTGGTTCTCCGCCAGCAAAGTATACTCTTTTGGACTGCAGAACTTCTGCTGGCTCGATATCCAACTTATATTCAGTAATGGGTATATTGAGCTCTTTCTTCCAGAGAGAACTGAATTCTGGGCCACAACTGATACAACTCAGGTTACATTTACTGTTGTAACGCAGATCGTAATACATACGTTGCCCAGCATCACCAGGTTGCCAGTTCTCAAAGAATTCACGACTGCCTGAGTTGTTCAACCATTCTTGACAGGAATTTTGTCTGGCACTGACGACCCCATTGGCTTCTGTTTTATAACAAGGGGCACATTGTGGTAGCTGTTCACCAGACCACATACGTTGCCGTAGATCATCGCGATCAGCATCGTTAAAGTCACCAGTCAACGGTATACCGCTGGAATGACTCTGGCAGCACATGTACTTTTTGCCGTCCAGACTGCGATAGTCATGTATCCAGGGCAGGGGACAAAAGGCACTGTTTTGACTCAGTGCCACTAAATTATTTTTCATTGATCAATTTGTGTTAATTCTGCCAGCGTGGCTGACAGATTGATTTCCTGATCAGTCACCAGTGGTATATAACTCATGCCCTTGCGAATGGCTGCAATGGCTTCGTCCTGTCCTTCGGGTGTTGAACTCCAGATGCCGAGATTATCATACATCCAACGGAATACGCTGTCAATGTCATCCAGGCTGCCCTGAGTACAGATGATCCGACGTCCGTCAGTAATTCTTTTTTCCTTGAACATTTCCACAGCATCCAGTCTCCAGTCTCTGACTTCCAGTGTGTCGATGTCACTGGGCTTGATCAGAGTTCCTGACACGGATTTCTTCTGTGTCATGTGCAGGCATCTACGCAGATCTGGATAGGTTGCTTTGACGTAGGTGTCCAGTGTGTCTAGATCAAACTCCACATTCTCAGTCATCAACACAGTGGCCGCACGGGCAGTGAATTCAGTGACATCGGGTTTGGAAATATGTATGCGTCCTTGCTCACAGCGACTTTGTAATGCCGCCATGATCTTGTTGGGGTAGTTACAGGTCAGTATGAACCTGACACTATGGCTGTAACTTTCGATCAGGTTACGCAGGGCCGGCTGAACACTGTTGATGTTCATGTAGTCAGCCTCGTCAATCAACACAACCTTGATGCGACCAAATGGCATGGTCTGACAGAATGGTTCCAGGGTGTCAGTGACCCATTCAATCTTACGTGCTTCTTTACTGCCATTGGCTTCCAGGATATCATAACCTTCAATGCCCAGTTCATTGATCAGAACTTTGGCCAGAGTGGTCTTGCCAGTGCCAGCACTGCCACTTAACAGAATGTCAGGAATGTATTGATCTCGAATCCAGGATTCGATCAGTGTTTTTTGTTCAGGATCAGTGAATACATAATCCGCCAGTAATTTGGGACGATATTTTTCAGTCCATGGTTCTTTCATCGAACTTCCTTAATTGATTAATAGAGTGATTTCTTTTGTGCAGGTACTGCTGTTGAGATTGTATCGTCTGCTGCTGGAGGTTCGTCAGATACAAAAATAATATTTTTAGGATCCACACGACGCAGCGTCATGGCTTCACCCTGTACTTCCACTTCAATACCACGTGTCCAGCGTCCGTGTTCCACGAATACCCATTCACCAACCTGAACATCTGTCTGATCATGGCCCACAGCATATACCTGTGCCCAGCGTGGGCGAATACCAGATGTGTGTCCGTCGTCATTGATTAGTAGTACACCGCTGCTGAGTTTACGACCAGCAAAGTTCATGTCCCTGACGATAACATAGTCTTTCAGGGCTGTCAATTTGTCGATTTTAGTTGCGAATATGCTCATATTATATACGTGTTGGTCCTGTGGGTTTGTTAGGTGGAGTCAATAGATCCTGTGTAACAGTGACTTCACGTGCAATGCTGTCAGCAAAACTACCACGAAGTGGAGGTGCTGCTGGTGCTGGTTCTGCTACTTGATCAAATGGCACCCCATCTGGGTCCACTGCTGGCGGTGGTGGTGCAGCACGGCCTTGCTTTACACTGGCTCCTGCCTGACGTTGTGCTTCTGCCACTGCCTGGGGATTGTTGTTGGCCACTGGTGTATGCATTTTATAAAACTTATCCATGCTCTGATTACGACCCAAGGACACCTGCCCACCTGGTCCCAGTTCGTCTCCGCGAGCATTGACCTTCATGTTACCCACTGCAATGGAATCTTCGTTGTTTAATCTCAGGTTGTCGATGTCGACATTTTTACCCTGTGCTGTTCTGTAAATTTTTCCCATCATGTACTCCTTTTATAATATTTATAGGCTGTTGAACACTATTTTAAGAATTCTTTTATATCTAAATCATAGTAGAGTGAGTCAATTCGATGTATCCCAATAAGAAAAAGAACGTATGAGGCCACACTACTACCCCTACCCACACCCCATATCACCGAATGTTGTCGCATGGTGTCCACAAAGTATTTCAGATAGCGCAACAATGGAAACATGTCGCGTTCCTGATATAACAATAACTCTTGGGCTACCCTTTGCAGTTTATCATCAGTGTCGCATTGATTCAATAGCCAGGCTGCTATGTCCATTTCATTGTATTCGTTGGGCATGTACCAGTGAGTCTGTTGATGGTAATCAAATGCTTCCACGGTATCGTCATACAGAATGCCAATGGGCATCTGATATTGCTGTAAGTGTGGCAAATCGCTATAGGTCATTCTCACTGATTTATTATATTGTTCAGCATCTGTTACCAGAAACCTGGTGAGATCCAGTTCAGGATTTATATACAACAAATCACATATCTCCTGTGTGGTGGTATGTGCTTGTCCGAATTTATCGTAGTTCATTGTATGTCAATGATGCCGCCGAATCCCTTGCCTTCAGCTGCCATTTTCTTGGTCAATTCAGCCATCTGACGTCCGTTACGAATCTGGATCTCATTCTGATAATCTTCCATGATCATCTGGATCTGTGGAATGATACTCTGTGGACCAAACCTATATGCCTGATTGAATCTCTTGATCAGGTCAGCATATTTTTGATGTACTTCATCATCAGTCAGCGTGGATAAGTTGGTGCCCAGTGGATGCATTATAGATCTCCGTGTTGCCGATTTTCTGAGTAGTGGGGATCAAAGTCACCACCAGGATAGCGGGCCTTGAGTTTGTTGACGTTCTCGGCAATGACGTCATCAGGGTTCAAATTCAGGGCGCGACAAGCGTTGACCCAGTACCACATGATGTCACCCAATTCACGTTTCATATGATGTACATTTTCTGCATTTAAGGGTTTACCCTGGAACAACATCTTCTTGGGGATTTCACAGAACTCACCGGATTCGGCAGCCAAGCCCAGACAAGCGGTGATCAATAATGGTACATTAATGTCAGGACCATGAAGTCCGTGAAGTCCGTTATCGAGACTACCATCTAGTTCATCACAACGGTTCATAAAAGTGGTTAAATCGTTGCTGGGCTCGCTGGTAACAGCAGCAACAAAATCAGAATATTTACTTAGATCGATTGGCATAATAGAAAACTCCCAGTGTCGTCAGTATAAACTGATGCAATCTGGGAGTCAAGGGTTATGAAGGAATTACCAACCAGCTGATGTAATGGCCACACGCTTCCAGGTATTGGTTGCTGTACAGACGTAGATGTAATTGGTGTCAGCAGCAATTTGCCCGGCTACGCCCACGGCTGTGGGTCCAGTAGGTGTTGTTGGCTTGGTAATGATGTTGCCGTAAAATTTCACACTCTGATCGTTTTCCACACCCACGGCCTGAGCCAATGAACCACCATCGACCTTGGTGTATACTGTGACATTACCACCCAGGCCATATTCTACGTTGGCACCAGTGGCGTGAAAGTTCAGACTGCTGACCTGTGTGAATACATTACCAACACCGTTGCCAGTAAATGCCATGCCTTCCACGTATCCTAGATAGTCACCACTTTTGACCGCATTGTCGCTGGTGAATGTGGTGTTGGCCACGATGTTGCCTCGGGCTGCGCTGACAGTATATCCACTTAATACACCCTGATCGGTATTTTGATAGCTGACATTGGCCAGCTGTAGATTACCCACAGTAACAGCATTATAACCGCCCAGTGCGCTGATCTGATTAACACCTGCATTTTCTATCTGCGACTGTGCGGTGGTCAGACTGGTATCATATCCCAGGAAGAACGCACCGTTGACAGTTCTGTTGTAATAAAATCCCGGATGACGCAGACTATTAAGATTGCGTGTCAGATCACGAATCAAGATGTTCTGACCATTATCCAGACTGGTGAATTCCAACATATAGTCGCCGACTGTGTCAAAACTTATCACACCAGCATCGTTATAGCCAGCAATATCGGCGATACCAATAGTAACACCAGGATTGGTGATGGGCACAGTAATGGTATGAGCTATGTCAGTTATGGTTATCCAGAGAACCAGTCGTCCCAGGATGGGAGTTGCTGGCCAACCAGTGAAGGCCAGAGTGATGTCTCCGTCGCTTTCCACATATTGTATATTACCATTGGCATAATTCAGTGTAACTGTACCGGACAATTGACCCTGATTGTATGAAGTTTCGTAGTAGGATTTCAGTGTGGGTTGATACAGTACACTACCACCCATGTCATTGCTGAGGGTTCCACCAGTCAGGCTGGTTTTCAGTATGGCTTTGTTCTGCAAATCTTCAATTTCAGATTTGGCGTAGCCCAGGTTATTGCGAACGTTGGTAAAGTTATCACGAAAGCCTTGACTAGCGTTATCTTGACCGGCCACTGGAAAAGTGCCGTCAATGTTAAAGGGGTTAATATTTGATGCCATTTGGTATTTGTCCTAGTTATCGTGTATTTATCATATATTTTTACTGGTTTAACTTAAAGTAACGTTGGCCCATTTGGTGCCATTGTATACTTGTATGTTGCCAGTATTATAGTTATATGCTGTCATACCACGCAGTGGTGTGCTGACAGCATTTATCTGTGTGGTTGTGAGGTTTGCAAATTGCAAGACACTGGTCAATGTCAATCTCATTGCCCTGATGTTGCCAGTGACTGTGACATTGCCAGCAGCGATATTTCCAGTGAACGATGAAAGATAACTGGTTACATTACCGTCACCGTAATTGGCAGCGTCATTGGCAAACAACACAGACACATTGGCCTGTAGGGTTTCAATTTCAGACTTGGCAAATACCAGACCATTCTGAATGGCACGATAATTATCGTGGAATCCGCGGGTATCGTTGTCCTGTCCAGCAATGGGATAGGTTACATCTATTGTGGTGGGATCGATCTGACTAGCCATTATTTAAAAACTCCGATTTTGGGGAACTTAAGGTATTTATTGTTGGATTCGGGCACTGAATAAGTATCTCTGTGACTGAAGAATTTTGTGCCATTATTGTCAAATTTAGTAAAGGTTCTCACAACACCAGTCTGATATGTTACTGGTGCATATTCAGGAACGCTGCGATTGGGTTGTAGTGTGGGATCATAGAATAGTATACTCTGTCCTCGAGTTGTTCCGCCATTGATTTGAACTTGTTCTCCAGGGATCACTTCTTCCACAAACTCTAATGTCACCACCTGTGTGGGAAACGCTGGTGGGGAGACCCAATCAATACTAAAGTCATACTGCCGTGTATCAAATCCCACCAGATCATTGCCGAAATCACTGGATTGTGTGGGCACCGTTACAGATTCTGGAGTGGTAATAGTCACACGCCAAATACCGGCACGATAATTGATTACTGATAATCCGCGATCTTTCTCCACAAATCCCGGCACCACTGTGCCGTCAGTGTAATTCCAACCATCGTTGACATTGGTGATGATGAATGGATTCAATACAGGGCTGTAATCTTCTTGTTGTAGGAATATTATAGTGTCACCATCTTGAAAACTGGTAACTCCATCCAGGCCGCCCAGACCACGCACACGGTTCACTGTCTGTCCGTTGATGTTGTCAAAAGGCAATCCAGATACTGCGTATGTTGCACTATGGCGTATTATACCTTCTTTGGTAATTCTATCCCAGGTGGTTTCTGCACTGGACATAAAACTGTTGATGCTGACGTTGAAATTGGTACTTAAATGGTTGTCCAGCTGATAACGATCCACCACAAAATCAATGGTGTTAAATTCCAATCCACGTGTATTGACACGGTATGCCATGAGCTTGCTAGCACCTGGTACAGTATACGCCAATACCACTGCATTGACAAAACCCAGTGGCTTGTTATTTTCCTGTGGACTGGTCATCCAATCAGGCAATGCACCTTCATGTGAGTACCCAATACTATCAACAATGGCCTGTGTCATGTTGTTGAAGGCGTTGGGATATACCACTGAGTATTCATTACCGTCGGTGTCGTACCAGGGATTTATACTTCCAGTCAGATCCACTGAGCTAGCTGGAGTTTTGCTGTTGCGTGTCAGTGTGTCAGTTAGATCCAGATACACCACTTCGTATTTTACATTGAAGTTTTTATCCACTGCTCGAGCAGTCTTGATGGCACCAAATTCTATAGACTTGGTAAAGTGATTGGTGCCCATGGCTGCAATATATCTGCTGGCCAACATGGGATTGATACCAGCTAAGAATAAACTGCGAATGTTTTTAGCACGACCAAACCAGGGATCCGTGGGTCGGTAGATCAGCTCGTTGGGGAATATATCTGTATTGTTAACAATACTCTGGAACAATCTACGCTCATCCATTCTGGGTAACGCAGTGATATACAAGTTCTCGTAAGGCAGAATATCGTAGTTGTTGATGGTGATGGTGAATGTCTTGACGTCACTGACAGTTTCAGCAAAATCCTGCGCCGAAACCACAAACGTATAGGTGTTATCAAAGGTAGTATCTTGACCATCAATTGTCGTGGCACCACTGTCTACACTGAAGTATTCAAAGCTGGCACGGCCGGATATCAACCCACTGGGTAATAATTTCAATCCCTGTGGTAGTTTAGATCCATCACCCAGACTATATATCAAGTTTTTGCCAGCATTGCTGACTGCTGATATTGACAATTCACTGATGGATCCATTGTTGATGACACCCAGGTTGCTGGCAGTGGTCCAGGTGATGGTATTGTTGATGTCACCCAGAACTGTCAATGTATAAGTTACTGTGGCACCTTGGAATGCCGGATCATTGAGTCTGTATGGATACACTTCAAATGTATATGTCTGACTCACTGCTGCCTGCAATGGTATAAATCCAGTCATCCAGCCAGAGTCTGCATCAATGCTCAAGCCTGGTGGTATTGACAGACCAGACTGATCAAATTTTACTGAATCGAAACCCACCCCAGTGGCGTCAAAGTTCACACCCGACTGCGCTGTTAATGCGTAGCCTATGAAATTATCTTCAGGATCAGTTGCCTCAAATTTAAAAGCAAAATTACTGCCACTGCGTATCTCTGGCAACTCTTGTGCCTGGGTGGTCATAAAGGGCAAGTATTGATTTGTGGTATCGACAGTGAGGAAAGTTGAGTCAATGGAATTATTAGTTGCGTCAGCCAGATAACTAGACTTGGCAACGACATTAAGGTTGTACGTCAATGTGTCTCGGTTAGCACCATCAAATACCGTTATGGTAAATGTATAAATCTTGTTGCGAAACTGACTGCTGTTGTCGTATCCGTATTGGTTGTATCGAGTCTCTTCGTAACCAGATAATCCAGCCGAACCCTCAGTGGGCAGTGGGTAGATGAATCCTGATAACAAACCAGTGGCGGCATTCAGTGTGACACCTTCTGGTAGACTGCCATTTTGTACACGCCATTCCAATGTGGCCTCGGGATTGACCACGATGGCTGACAATTGCACTTCCAGATATTCACCATCAAACACTTCCCCCAACAATCGATCACGTGGGGTGATTCTTGGAGGTACAATATTGGTAATGGTCAGATTAAATGTTCGGTCTGTCACCTGCCCCTGTACATTTCTTGCTCTGACACTGAACGTATATTTATTACTGGTGTTGATGACTTCAGTGACTATGGGTGTGCCTTGTATGAACCCTGACTTGATGACCTGAATGCCTGGTGGTAGATCACCAGACAGATGTGTAAATGTCAGTGCGCTGCTGAGGTTGTTGGTGACTTGTAACGGAATCTGAAAGAATTCATTTTCTGGAATAAGTCCTAAACTACCTGCTGGGGTAACCCAAATTGGATTTGCCATATTAGATAATCACCGCTTCAATTGTTCCGACACCATCGTCGTCTTTGTCTTGTAATGCCTTGGCAAATACTGCTACGCCGTAATTGGCGTTTTTGCCCACGCTGGCAGCGTATCCAGGACAGTCACTGGTGACCAATAGGTCACCTTTTTGTACCGGACCAATTACATCCACTGGCACACGCCCACGCAAGGCCACTGGTTGTCCAGGATTGGCTGCGTTCATTAGATAAGCCGGATCTGTGGATATAACGCCTGCAACCGACACGTCAGCAAACTCTGTGGCCAGCGTAATTTCCGCCGATCCACCAAACACCACAACAGTGCCAGGTCGGTACAGTGTATCTGAAATATAATTTTCGGCCAAGTCAGCATATTTTGCTTGCACGGATACGCCGTAGATGTTGTTAAACCATGCAGTAGTGGATCCCAGATTATAGGTCAGGTTGGCGCTGGGTAAAATGTTACCACTGACAGTTAATCCAGTCAGTGTACCCACTGATGTAATATTAGTTTGCGCTGCGGTTGATAATGTACCAGTTAGTGTTGCACTGGCATTGCCTATTGTGCCAGCATTGACTGTGGTGGCAGTAACAGTGGTGAATCGACCAGTGGCATGGGTGGTTGCACCCACCGTGACGTTGTTGATACTTCCACCAGTGATGACAGCGTTGGCCGTATTAATACTGCCTGCATATAAACTATTGGATATATTACCGTAAGTGGCATTCTGCGTGACCACAAATTCTGTAGTTTCGTATGTGGTATTATTGATGATGTTTTGCGTACCGTTTACTGTTAAATTGCCAGTGACAGTCAAGTGTCCAGCAGCAGTTGTGGTCACACTAGCAGTACCAAATCCAGTCAATCCTGTCATTGTGGTGACACTGTTTTGCGTGGCTGTTGATAAGGTACCAGTCAGTGTTGCACTGGCATTGCCTATTGTGCCAGCATTTACTGTGGTGGCTATCAATGTACCAGTTAACGTAGCTGATGCACCACTGAATACAGCCGATGCATTGCCAATTGTGCCGGCATTTACTGTCGATGCAATAATAGTACCCGAGCTGGTGACAGCACCAACTGCCAATGACGTCAATGCACCCACACTGGTGATGTTGGTCTGGGCTGCGGTCAATATAGTACCGGCCACACTGGTAAATGTTCCCTTGGTACCGGATACGTTGCCAGCAGATACGTTGCCAGTTACAGACAATGACGCCAATGTACCCACACTGGTGATGTTGGTCTGAGCTGCTGTGGTTAAAGTACCGCCCACACTACCACTATACACTGGTAAGTACTGGGCCACTTGGATGTTACCGTACCCGCCACCAGCACCGCCCAATGCAGTGGCACCGTTGCTCCAGAATACACCATTAGTGGTTATCAAATTGCCCACTGTGACGGTACCAGTTAGGTACGCTGCCACGTTGGTGTTACTGTATAAAGAGCTGGCAAATGCAGTACCATTGCTCCAGAATACACCATTGGTTGTTATGATATTACCAGATGTGGTGGCACCAGAAACGGTCACTGTTGATAGCGTACCAACTGATGTGATGTTGGTTTGTGCTGCTGTTGACAATGTACCAGTCAGTGTTGCCCCTGAGTTGCCAATAGTACCAGCATTGACTGTGCTGGCAATCACTGTGCCTGAGCTGGTGACGGCACCAACTGCCAATGACGTCAATGTACCCAGACTGGTGATGTTGGTCTGGGCCGCTGTTGATAAAGTACCAGTTAATACTGCACTGGTGTTACCAATCACTGCTGCATTAATTGTGGCTGCACGAACGGTGCCATTGCTGACAATGCCACCTGCAGTCACGTTGGCCAATGTGGTGGCACCGGCGGCTGTTAATGACGTAAATGCCCCTGTAGAGAATGTGCCCTTGGTGGCACTGACGTTGCCAGCACTGACGTTGGCTGTTACCACCAGGTTACCACCAGCATATATGTTACCAGCAACACCAACGCCACCGGAAGTACGAATAGCACCAGTTGTTGTGCTGGTGGCCGCAGTGGTGTTAACTGACAGAAATTCTCCGCCTTTAAATACGCCGTAGGAGTTGCCTGTAAATACACCAGCAATTTCAATGCCTCGGTCGTAATATTCAAATGCTGTACTGTCGTTGGCCCATCCAGCAAATGCGTGATAGTCAGCATATCCAGTCTTGTACACATGGAATTTTATTCCCACATCCTTGCCATCATCAATGGTCAATGGAGATAAATCTGAATTAGTATGCAGGTCAATCATGTTGTCACTGATACGAAAAGTGTCAGTACCAAAACTCAGGTTACCGTTGACTTCCAGGTTACCAGTTACAATTAGATTGCCCGACAATGTATGTCGTGTACCACCAGCATTGATGTTGCCCACGATGCCAGCACCACCACCCACCTGCAATGCACCAGTAGTGGTGTTGGTGCTGGTGGTGGTTGATGATATGGTCGTGGCCCCAGTAACGGCCAGTGTTGAACTCAGTGTAGTGGCACCGCTAACCAGTAATGTTGTGCCAATTCTGGCTGATTTTACTACAGCTAGACCGCCCTTGGTGATCAATGATGCTGCTGTGAGACTTCCAGCATCAGTGACACTGGCTACCACCAGGTTACCATTGTATACTCCAATGCCGGCTGCGTATATATTTTGACCTACGCCCAGGCCGCCAGTTATAGTCACTGCACCGTAAGCTGCACTGTTACTACCAGTGGCATTCTGGAATGCCGAAATGCCAGCTACGTTACCACCAGTGAAAGCGTTACCTGCTGTGGTAACTGGGGTACCATTGATGTAAATTGTATCAGAACCGTATAGATACACGTTACCAATGACTCTGTTGGTCACCTGTAAATTGGCTACTTTGGCCAGTGTGGTATTGGCACCACCGCTGGAAACTGTATCTATACCGGTTTTTAAGTTGCTTAAACTGTAATTTACCTTGATAAATGCGTCGCGAATATCGTCGCCTGACCCATCATTGGCTGTGGTGCCTACATTTACTGTTGAAATTGTTACGCTCATAGTGCTGGTTATCCCAATATACAGTATTTAGCTGTTCAGGATAATCAGCACTCTGCTACTAAGTGATTACTAAATTGCCCCAACGCCCCAAATATGCTGAATATGCTTGAATATTTCCATAAGTGTAATTGTACACCAATTGCCCACTGGCAACTGGCAAAGTTGCTACTTGATCTTGTGATAAGTTGGCTAAATTCACTACATTGGCCAAGGTAGTAAATCCAGTTATATATAGATTCCCAACAGTCACATTGCCAGCAGCAATGTTGCCAGTGTGGGTTGACAAGTATGTGGCCACATTGGCATTGGCACCTGTGGCTAAACTATCAATAGCAATGCTCTGTGTTGCAGCATTGGCATATAGAGTAGTGATGTCAGTGGCCTGACTGGCTGCGTTGGCCGACAACGTTGTGATGTTAGTTGTGGCTGTGCCTAGATTGGCGTCCAGAGTCTGTATCTGACCTGCTTGAGTGGCAGCATTGGCTGTTAATGTATTGATTGATGTTTGTTGCGTGGCCGCATTACTAAACAATGTTGTGATGTTGGTAGTTGCTGTGCCCAAGTTGGCATCTAATACAGCAATCTGTCCTGCTTGTGTAGCAGCATTGGCTGATAGACTGTCAATTGATGTCTGTTGTGTTGCTGCATTACCAAACAAGGTGGTAATGTTGGTAGTTGCTGTGCCTAAATTGGCATCCAGAACTGCAATCTGACCTGCTTGTGTGGCTGCATTGGCTGACAAACTGTCAATAGATGTTTGTTGTGTGCCTGCATTGGCAGTCAGTGTGTTGATACTGGTGGCTTGTGCAGCAGCATTTGCGAACAAAGTTGTAATGTTAGTTGTGGCTGTGCCTAAATTGGCATCCAGAACTGCAATCTGACCTGCTTGTGTAGCTGCATTACTGGTCAAACCATCAATTGATGTTTGTTGAGTAGCAGCATTGGCAAACAATGTGGTGATGTTAGCTGACTGTACAGCAGCATTGGCATACAATGTTGTTATATCTGCAGACTGACTTGCAGCATTGGCCACAGTACTGAACGTTAGATTGCCATAAGTTTGATATGCACCAAGATTGGCATTGATAGTATTGATACCAGTTACCTGACTTGCTGAATTGCTGTTGGCATATATCTGATATGCACCAACGTTCGCACCAATGTATGCCTGCACATTTGAGTCGCCGTAACTGGCCGCACCCACCAGTCCCACCACTGTACCCTGCAATGATGTTAGTGCTGAGTTAGCATAGGTCTGATAAGCACCCAGGTTGGCATTAATGCTGTTGATGTTGGAGGTGGCTGTGCCTAAATTGGGCAGGATAGTATTGATGTTGGTGTTGGCATAGATCTGATATGCACCCAAATTGGCATTAATGCTGTTGATGTTGGTGTTGGCAGCAGTCACGTTGGTGGTAATATTGCCCAACCAGGTGACCATGACTGAACTGAAATTGGCATTGTTGCTCAGGGCAGAATTAATTTCAATCAAGGTGTCCAAAGCGCCAGGTGCGCCAGCTACTAGATTGCCAATATTGGCACTGAGTGTTTGTATGGCTGCGTTGGCTGCCGTTATATTGGAATTGATGCTGTCGATGGATACGTTGGCCAGATTGGTGGCTGTTGTAGTGGCAAAACCTGTGCCAGTTGTAATGGCATTTACGTTGGTAGACAAATTGATAACTGCATTATTTAAGCTGGTGATACTGCTGGCCTGAGCACCGGCATTGCTGAATAAAGTGGTGATGTTGGTGGTGGCAGTGCCCAAATTGGCATCTATTGTGGCAATACGACTGTTGGCGTAAATCTCATATGCACCAACATTGGCATTGATGCTGTTCAGCGAGGCAGCTTGAGCGCCAGCATTGCTGAACAGGGTGGTGATGTTGGTGGTGGCAGAGCCTAAATTGGCATCTATCGCGGAGATCTGGACATTGGCCGCGGTGATATTGGCACGTAATGCATCAATGGCAGAATCTTGCGCGGCTGCGTTACTGAACAGAGTGGTAATATTTGTGGTGGCTGTGCCCAGATTAGTGGTGGCTGTGCCCAGATTGGCATCAATGGTGTTAATACGGCTGTTTGCGTAAGTTCCATATGCTCCAACATTGGCATTGACACTGTTCAGTGCAGTTGCTTGAGTGGCAGCATTGGTAAACAGCGTTGTAATATTATTGGTAGCTGTGCTTAAATTGGCGTTAACACTGCTCAGTACGGTGGTTTGAGTGGCGGCATTGTTCAACAAGGTGGTGATGTTGGTGGTGGCTGTGCCTAAATTGGCGTTGATACTGTTCAGTGCAGTGGCTTGTGTAGCAGCATTGCTCAACAAGGTGGTGATGTTGGTGGTGGCTGTGCCCAGATTGGCATCTAATGTGGCAATACGTGTATTGGCTGCTGTGACATTGGCATTGATGCTGGCAATTTTACCTTCCTGCGCGACTGTATTTGCATACAAATCAGTGATGTTGGTGGTAACTGATCCCAGATTGGCATCAATGGTCTGTATATGTGTATTGGCTGCTGTGATGTTGGCATTTGTGGCGTTGATACTGGTTGCTTGAGTGACGGCGTTGCTTTGCAGGGCAGTGATGTTGGTGGTGGCCGAGCCTAAATTGGCATTAATGACGTTGATACTGGTTGCTTGAGTGGCAGCATTGCCCTGCAGACTGGTGATATTGGTGCTGGCAGTGCCTAAATTGGCATCCAGAGTGGCAATAGCAGCATTGGCTGCTGTGACGTTGGCACGTACCGCAGTGATATTGACGGCACCCAGATTGGCGTCCAGGGTCTGTATTCGTGTATTGGCTGCTGTGATGTTGGCATTTATCACAGTCACATTGGTCTGCAAATTTCCAGCAGTGATTAACACACTGGAAATATTAGTGGAGGCTGTACCCAAGTTGGCATCCAGGGTGGCAATACGTGCATTGGCTGCTGTGATGTTGGCATTGACCGGAGTCAAGCCAATATTGGCAGTAACGCTGGCCGTTACATTGGCAGTGATGTTGGCTTCTATTGAGGCAACATTGATATTGCTGGCAATGGCAGCATCAGTATAAGCACGGGCAGCGGCATTGGCTGCGGTGGTCATGGTGTTGACGTAGGCATTGCTGGCTGCGCCGGTGACATCTGAAACAACCAATCTGACGTTGCCAGTACGCCCAGCCACAGTTCTGACTGGCGCATTGACAGTTATGGAGCCAGCTGTGATATTGGCAAAGTTTTGATTAATTCTACCAAATGCGGTACGGAGCGGATCACCAGTGCCGTCGCTAGCTGTTGTGCCGATATTTACATTGCTGAATGACATAGAAATCTATCCTCGTATGCTGTATTTAGCATGAGGACAGATTTTGAATTATGGTGATTTAATAGGGATTAAAGCTGCTGCCGCATCCGCAACTGGTCTGGGCATTGGGATTTTTGATACTGAAGCTGGCACCGTATTGATCTTCTCGCCAATCAATTTCGGCACCCTGTAGGTATGTGCTGCTCATGCTGTCAATCAGCACACGGATAGTACCAAATTCCAAGTCAAAGTCATCTTCTGACTGATCCTCGTCCATGGTAAATCCATAGCTCATGCCTGAGCACCCGCCGCCCTCCACGAATACACGCAGTTTCAGTGCAGGATTGTTTTCCTCTGCTATTACGTCTTGTAATTTCAGTATTGCGTTTTCAGTTAGTGTTATCATGTTCATGTGGTTGTCTCGGTTTTAGAAGTATATCGTGGTGTTGATTTCAAGAATTTTCATAGTCTTCTGTTGATGGCGTCCCAGTCCATGATGCGCCAGATGTTGTCTACATATTTCTTCTTGTTGGTGCCGTAATCTTTCTGATATGCATGTTCCCACCAATCCACCAACAGGGCTATGTCAGTACGTTTGGCGTGATTGTGTATGATCTTGATCTGGCCAGCTTTGCTGAGATATATCCAACCTGATCCCTGTATCTTTAATGCCGCCTCACGGAATTTTTCCTTGAAGTCGGAAAAATCCTTGTGATTTCTATTGATGATGGTCAAAATCTGACCATGTGGTTGTCTAGCACCTGGCGCACGAAATTGACTGAACCAGATGCTGTGCAAGTAGGCTCCGGCTTCATTGAAGCTTCGATCTCCTTCACCTGAATTGTAACGATCCACATATCCTTTGTATAGCTGTCCAAAGTGCAAGTCCACTGTGGCACCGCTCATGACCGGCTGCAGGGTAGATCGGGCATAGGGTAACTTTATCTGACTGATGGGTGTGGCGGCCTTGGCCTCCAGTAAATCCAGGGTTTGTCGTATGTCATTCATACAACTATTTATTACGATATACAATACGGCCACGATTGAGATCGTATGGAGACATTTCAATGTCCACGCTGTCACCCAATAATATACGTATGTTATTCTGTCTTAATCTGCCACTGATGGTGGCAAGTATGATGTGTTTCTCTGTCAACTTCACACGGAACATAGCACCCGGTAGGCATTCGTCGATGATGCCGGTCATTTTGATAATATCGTCTTTAGCCAATTGGGTACTAGTTCTCCGTTAAGTATAGTTATTTAGCTCTACTTTTAAGTATGCCTAATGAAACACGCCCTGGGGTACGGCCATTCAGTTTCACAAATACATTTCCTTTATATGAATGGCAGCACTTACACAGGGTTTGGTAGTTTGATGGATCTTCATTGGTGGGATTTTCGTCAATATGATCTACATCCAACATACCTTCCCATATAATGTTGGTGGTGCAATCAAAACCCAATCGACCATCAATATTTTCACAATAATCCAAACGATATTGGCGTGAAGGGTGACGACTATTTAAATATGCTTGTGCAGACTTAAAGCCATTTTTATGTGCTATAACATCAACAACGTTTTTAACCCAAGGTGCATCATTTTTTGCAGCATAACGCATGGCAGTATTGTAATCATGACATTCTTGACATATTGGTCGATATAATGGTTCACCAGAAGTCCAATGCCATTCTAATACTATTTTTCGATTTCTGCAACCTTTTGTGGTGCATGTTGGATGGTTGTTGATGTCAGAATATCGTGGATGATTGGCTCTGTGAATACCCTGTTGAGTTGCATATTTTCTTGCAGCTCTATGACCCATTGAATTCAGTTCTTTAATTGAAAAAATACCATTTTTAGCTTTTGGAAAATATGTAGCCATTACCCTCTCCGCATTGTGGAAATTTCTACTGCTTCTTCGTCTGAAAAAATTGGCACAGCATTTGATTTATGCATGGTACCAATGCCTTTTACTTTGGTACCAGTGTATACTGGTGCCTCAGTCTTTGCAGCAATGCCCTGGCCGGAATTCAGGCTGGGCAGAGCTAATGTAGCAGCACCACGAAATTTCATCTGTGGCGGAGTATAATTGGTCTGGGTCAGGCCACGTCGACGCTGTCGTTCTTCAGCTTCCACGCCCCAACGCTTTTGTAATGCCTTCCAGTCAGCTTCAGCCTGTTCATCACGGGCCTTGTGTTCAGCACTTGCGTATTTAAACTTGCCTTTTCGCTTGCCCGCAGTACTGAGCCAGGGCCCTTCCAGATGCATGGTCATACGCAGTCTCCAATGAATAAACGATTATACAATATTATGAATTTGGGGTCAATCGGCCTTCGGGATCGTATTGCACAATCTCGAACTCAGGGCCCATGATCATTTCACGTTGATTCAGCACAAAGATATGCTCGGGAAAACGCTCACGCAGGACTGCCACGACTTCCTCCCAGGTACGACCCTGGGCCAGGAAATCGTCGGAATCGTTGTCGTACCAGTAGTACATGTCACCATCACGTTCCTGCTTGACCACGTGGATGATGCGTTCCAGATGCTGACGGAACCGTTGTTCAAAATCCAATTGGTGACGCAGATCACTGTAGAAATTAAAAGCAATTTTTGCCAGAGTCCAGACGCCGTACACAATCATCACCGTGGACAATACACTTAAAAAATCCATGTTGCTTCCTTAAATGTCGAAACCGACGGTGGGGTCAAACTCTTCTGCACGATGCTCGTAACCCTTGTAGCCACGTGGGTTACACAGGATGCGTGTCTGACCCACTTGGTAGTCAAATACGTCATGTGTATGCCCGTGGGTCCAGACTGCAATCTCGGGATAGTCTTCAATGAAGCTGTCCAGATTGCTGCTGTAGGCACCGTTGATGTGGTAATCATCCTGGTACTCAGGCTTGGTGCTCAGTTTGCTGGGCGCATGATGCCCCACCACAACCACAGGCATTCTGGCGCCGATACGATTGGCGTCCAATTGTTCTTTCAACCAGGCCATGGTCTTGCGATGTTCCAACACAGTGAATTCCGGAGTCAGGCGACCCAGATACTTGTTGTCCTCGTCCAGACGCTTGATGCAGCGATAGTCGTTCATGTACTGACGCACAGTATTCAGGGTCAGAGGATCATGTCGGTTCATGTCGGTCCACAGGGTTGCACCCAGGAACAACACACCGTCAATGACATGGCTGCTGTTCTGCAGGAACTTGACATTGTCTGGCAGGCCTGAACCCAGTTGCTCGTAGGTGCGGTCAAACATGTTGTTGTAGAACTCGTGATTTCCTGCCACGTAGATGACCTCGCGGTACTTGCCACATTCTTCTTTCATGAAACGGTAGAAACGATCCACACGGCGGTCATCGCGACCACCTTCCATGATCACATGTGTTAAATCGCCCAGGGCTGCTATAGCCTCAGGACTCTTGTATAACTCGGGTTTGAGATTTTTACTCTCAAACACGTCACCGGACAGGATCAGGACATCACCGCCAGGCAATGTCAGATCTGCGAATTCCAGGTGTAGGTCACTAATAACTGATACTCTCATGTTTAATCCCAAAGTCCTTGATAATATTTACCGAAAAGACGGAAACCATTCTGAATTCTTTTTTCGTATGCGTTGAGACCATCCCAGTCGCAGGCACGATCACCAGTGTTGGACATCTGATAGGTAGCCTCCATCACGCCAGTTTCAGGGTTGGGGTATTCACGGTCTGTTTTTTCAAACTTAGTGTCGCCCCATTCACCGGTCCAGAACTGCTCTTGCCAGTCGTCGTTCAACTTGCTTTCATGTGCGAAGATCATTTGATCCATGACCCAGTCCCAGCGTTTGAAATGGTTACCGTCAATGTCCCAGTCATGTTCGCATGAGTCTCGGGCACCGGGTGTAGTACTCTGCAGATGCTCGGGCACGTCAAAATCGTCCACATTGGGGGCACCGTTTTTAGTGGCCTTGAGTTGTCGCAACATGGGCAGAGCAATCCGACTCAGGGTGTGGTCCATGCTCCAGGTGTCCCAGCGATCAATTTTAACGTAGTCAATTTTGGGGTGAACAACATCCAGCACACGGCGCAGACCTTCGCATACAGGCTGAAGTCGATCTGACCAGCGTTCAATCACAGGTTCATCGTAATCAATTTTACGCCAAAACACGATCTTTTCCAGTATTGTGTATGGGCTAAGCCAGTGATCACGGTACTTGTTTAAGTAAACTTTCAATATGTTACTCCGATGTATAATTTGTAGATGTGTACACAGGCTTGATGGCCGTCATGCCATGTGTGATAAAAACCCAATTGTGGCTTGTTCTCGTACTGTTCCCAGTCCAGATGCCATTTACCATAACGGACTGCATAATATATATGTTTAAATAAGTTCATAGTGCATTATAGCATTAAGTTGATTTATCAGTCAACTCCCACCGAATATTGATACTCGAATGTGGCCAGTCCCAGGATGCTGCGTGGTGTGTTGCTGCGATACCAGATCCAGATGTAACCATCTGAATCCTCTTCCCAATTGGCTTTGATATAGTTGACGTTGTACAGTCGATCATGCTGACCCAGTAACATAGTGCCGATACCGTCAGCAGGCAATAGATTGTATCTGTAGTGATGTAACTGAGTATGTTCAGGCATGGTATCGCTCAGAGTGCGGTGTATGTATTCCTGTTCCAAGGTCTTTCTCAGATAGGGGTCAAAGGTGCAGGTGTCGTATAATGATGCAGCTGGCCCATGCACCTTGCGATCATAGTCATACTGGCGTATGATCACTGTGCGCCGTAGTTGTTTAATCATTGACGTAATCTCGCCGTAGTGCCCAGTATACGTCCATCTGTTGCAAATTCTTGACCACCTGTTCAGCCTGTGCCATGGTCTGACAAAATATCTGGTCGAACCGCACCCGGCCACAGATGTAATAGATCATTTTCTCAGGATATTGATACCAGACATCAGCCTGACAGGTACAGTTATTCGCGAGCTGACTATTGGTCAGCCTGACCCAATCGGCACCCTGATCAAACACACCTTCCAGTATGGCCCGGATTCTGCTGGGCTCATACTTGCCTATGCTATCTGACAATTTGACTATGTGCCAGTCGTACTGCTGTTCAATGGTATATGTTCTCATAAATATTTCAACCTAAAGTAAACTTCCATCTGATGGTCGTAAAAGTCCAGGCAAACCATGGTCCTGGGCATGCCATCATCATAAAAACTACCCTCAGCCAACTGTTTTTTCGTCAGATCACGATGCATTCGAATGGTGAACCCCAGTTCACGTCTGAGCCCCCAGCTGACCATCCAGACCGATCTGGGATACTCAGTCTTGATCAGTTCCCAGATGGGAGCCCATTCAGCTTTTGTTAACACTATCATCAAATCCCCATCGCAATTGAAAGTATGTGTGATCTTCTTCAGTGAGATCACCGTATATGGTCACAGTATAGCCCCATTGATCTGTTGCTGGAAAACACAGGAATGTCATGTCCACTCCACCGTGTGCCATGCACCACTGGCCCTGCTCGGACTGTTGCCATTCGTATATGGGTGCAGCCGCATACAGATAGGGATCTTCTACATCACCCATGCGTAACTGGTGGAAAACTGTTTTGATTCTTTTAGGCATATTGTAAGTGAAACCATGTTTCGTCTGCTGGTGTATCATGTATCATAACCCAAGTACCATTGTGACAGTCCACCTGATACTGGCCGGGAAATTTCTCCTGCATCAGCTGATTCAACTTGTCGCGGCGTGCATAGGGGTCGGAATTTTCTCTGGTAATTTTAACATAATTATCAAACCATTCTTGCCAGGTATCGCCCTGGACAAAATCTGGTTGCCGCCATTGGGCTCCGTCCCATATTTCCAGGACACTGGTGGGTGAGCTCCATCGAAACTGGCCAGTGTGAGGACTGGTTGGTCCATGTGTCGCCGCACTCAAGGGTATCTCAGGTGGTTGTGTTGCCATTAACTCCACCTCAATTTATAAAAAGTGTATATTTCTTCAGTGACCATCAGAGTGAAGCCCAGGGCCCGGCCGTCAGAATACATGGGTTCAAATCTCCAATTTTTACCGAATGTTCCAAAATGTTCTTCGATCCAGGCACATGCATCTTTAACAGGTTGATTCATCTCATCTTCTCTCAGTGCTATCATGACCATCTCAACATGAACGTCACGTAGTCCGACTCTGAGTCAAAATCGAACACACCCTCGGAGACGAATCTCCACTTGTGCTGACAGTTCTGTTCGCACCAGGCGATGCAGGGACTCCAGCCCTGGTATGTGGGTACTTCTGGTATCACTGGTGGCATTATGCTGGCTATCATTGGTACCTCAATACGAATGCTGTGTGTTCTGCTGGATTGTCAAAAACTATTCTATACCGCACTGAGTGACAGATTATGTCATATCCTTCATATACCAACCGATACTCTCCCAGATACTGTTGTCGAATTTCTGCCAGTTGTATCTGGACTTCTGTACAATCGGCCAGAGGTGCTCTGGGCGTGGGAGTTGGTGTGTGGAAGTCCAGATCTATTCTGAATAACCAGGGCGATGCAGTGTACATCATGATCATGACCACCTCAACACGAATGTCATGGCCATCACTGGATCAGCGAAGTACAACCAGGGATGATAATCCTTAGATCTACCGGGAAGCTGTCGGTCCAGGGTCACTCCCTGATCTGCCAACCACTGTTCAAATTCCAGAACATATCCATCGTAATCCATTGCCTGATACTTGGGCGGCGGATTGGTGGTCATGTACCAAATGGTGGCATTGGTCCAATAAGGATCTACAGCCACTGGCGTCATTTCCATCGCAAACAAAACGCTGTCAACAATTCCGGACCAGGCAATGTCACGGTCATGCCGGCCCGTTGAGCTTGATGATCCTGACACCATTGTATCAGATCAGCATAATGCTCAGTCCAGTATGCTATGTCACATAATATGATCAGTGTACCTGGTTGGTCAGTAAAGATGCCGTCAGCAATGACGAATCGCTGAGTCTTCCATTCGGCCAGGATATCTACTTCACTCATTCGGGTTTAATCCTCAGTCTTATAGTAATGAGATTACCATCAAAGTCTCGACAATCTTCAATATTCCAGTCGGGTTTTTCCACATCCATCCACTCAAACTGTGTTTTGCCACTACCAGTCCAGTACACCTGTATGGTGGCACCGTCTGCCCAAGCGTGGATCAGATCAGCGTATTTGTGTGGTGTCGGCGTCATGACCATCTCAATAAAAAGTAAGTTGCATCTGCCTCGGAGTCAAATGTAACAGGCCAATATTGTTGAAACGTAGTAACACGATCATTTATTGTTAATCCATATGCTGTTTTCAGATCACGTTGCCAATCTACAATATGATCCCACATAGGATCATGTGGACGCAAATACGGAAGACTTGCCTTATTAATCAGTTCAAAATGAATTGTAGTGGTAAATGTCATATCAACTAAACCTCAATAAAAACGCTGTGACGTTCTCTTCACGATCAAATTTTATACAGCAACAGCTATGGTCATAGTAAGCACAGTATGGGTGTAGTCGACGGTTCAATATTCGAAAATACTCAGGGGTAGACAGATGTCGCCTGGACTCGTGTCCATCTATACCCTGCACCAGGTTGTCGTACCAGGCACATGGATGCTGTATGTCCAACCTCAGTTCCATTTTATGCCCATCGTAATGCAAATTGGCTGGCATGGAACGGATCAGCAAACCGAAAATTCCAAAGCCTGCTGGGAAATTGATTGTCTATCCGATATGTTCCATGTCCAAATTGACTATTGCACCATTTGATAGCTGAACTGATATGTTCAGGTCCTTGTGTTACGGTTATAGTCGTGGATGTTTTCATAGCTTATTGTAACATTTAACTGATTTATTCGTCAGTGTTTTTGAGTATTTCATATACTCGTTTCTGTTCATTGAACCGTCGTTCAGCCTCACGATAGGCATCACCCAGGGCCCGTAATTCATCAAACTCTGTTTCCAATTCAGCATCAATGTGCAACAATCCCAGGCGACTGTCCACGGTCTCTAACCAGTCGGTCAGATTGCGACCTTTTATTTTGATGTTGCCCAGGAATTCAGCGTCACCACTGACCTGCAACGAGCTGGGCTGCATGGTGGAGGCTGTGGTAGCCCAGCTGGTGTGTGCTGATATACCAGTACCACCGCCTGCACCACCACCCACGTAGATGGCATTGGCTGAAGAATATCCGGCGCCTAAGGTATATCCGCCACCAGTTACGGTTATGTTACCCAGTGGATTGTATGTTGTGGAATGTGTTTTGTTTGTCATGGATTCATTCTATATTCTTGCATATCTATAGTCAAGAAAAAAGGCACCTAAGTGCCTTTAATCAGGTCAGACCAGGATTTATGCCAGGCCCAATGCCATGGCCTTGTAACCAGCACGGACTAAACGACGGCTAGCAGTACCATGACGATACTGAGTCACACGTACACCGTTCTTGGCCACAACGCTGTCGGCATAGATGGGGAAACCAGCTTGACGAATACGACTAGCTTCGGCTGACAAGTTGCCGATGCTGAAACGCTTCTTGGCTTCCGAAGGTGTCAATGTCTGACCTTCCAATACCAATGCTTTAAAAGCCTTGCCAGTTTTTGTGTTTAAATCGAACATTTAAATATCTCCTTAATTAAGTATTTGCGTGTTCTGCAATGTAAGACAATTATAGCAGATATTCTCACTTAAAAGCAAGTGCCTGTTTGCTCATTCTGTTACAGTAACCACTCGCCAGCCCAGACGTTGTAGATCATTTTCGATCTCTTCAGTGACATCACTCTCAGCCACTTTGCCAGAAGCATTCTGACCTTCGTCAAATATTCCACTGCAATACCAATCAATATAGTCACCAGATTCACGCATGTCAGAAATAATACCACCAGCGTGACGCCAACTGCAACTCCAGACCTGGTTCGCCAGGATGGGGTAGACCTCCAGTCGTTGGAAATCATTGTTACACATGGCAGCGTAGAGATTCTGAGCGTAGACATCATCAGCACGAACCTTGTCCAGAATCCAATCAGTGGTTCTGAGATCGTATTCCAGATTGTATTCGGCCCAGGCAGGATCTGCCAGGTTGGCCTGATCACGCTCTCGAGCTGATGTCATGTTCTCCACCCAGTGTTCAGGTACTTCTTTACCTGATTCGGCAGCCCGTTTCCGGGCATTTTCCAATTGAAAGGTGTGCCGTTCAGGGCTGTGACTGATTTTGGTCATCAGACTTCCTCAGTGTAGCAGTACCATTTTCATCCACTGTCCAGGTCAGCAGATCACCAATACACCAACCCTCCTGGGCCAATACTGCATGTGGCAGGGGCATGATGAGATCGCCAGTTTCTGGATCTTCTTCCAGGGTCACAATCCAACTGTTTTCACCTGTCTGTACGGGCTCGGTCATGGCAGAATCACCACACTTCTAACATTATCCACCCGGAAACTGCGCCAGGCTTCACGGTCAGTACACCACACACTGATGACATTGTAGTTGACGACCTTGGTTCTGTGATGTTCGGTCAGGGCCTGAGCAGGCAATAACTCAGTCTTAAGAGTGCAGGGCATGGTACGCAGGGTACCGTCCACTTTGGTGAATGTCACCTCACATACGTTGTGGGCCAGCATGTCGAATATTTCTTTCCATCGGGACTGACTGGTGGTGTCTTGGTTCATTTTGCTCTCCTGGCAATGTCTCGGTATCCTTCCCAACTGGGATGAATACCATCTGGTTGTACGCTGTTGATGGGCAATACCACATCACCATAGTACTTGGCTATTTCTTGTACTATACTTTGAATCTCAGCAATGGGCAAGTTTTGTGGTGCTTTGAGATTGCCATGAGGTAACACCCAATACACACGATCTGCATCCACCCGCTGCCGCAATTCAAACAACTCATCATATGTTTTTACATACTTATGATCGTTTGAGCCCAGACTGATGATCAGAGTGCGGGCAGTTAAATCTCGGTTCTTGTACATCCGGTTGAACTGCCAGCTGTTGATACCACCCTTGGCATAGTCAGCACAATGCTTCATGAACTGTTTGGTACCCACTGCAATACTGTCGCCCACAATTAGACATTCTAACATTATTTTTCCTTCCGAGTTATTTGATTGTAAGGTACACCATGTTCAATACTGGCCGTCATGATTTCTGCTAGATCTTGCTCAAATTTGGTATATCCGGGGCTGGCACGTAGCCGTTGCCAGAATGGACTATTGGGATCATCACTGAATATTTCTTTAAGGCTGGTTTTTTGTGCTGTCATTTTTTAAATCTCTTACTCTAATACTAAAGCCCTGTGTTAAAAACTCATTAACATCTAAACCTTCTCGTTCACACATCTCGGCGAGAGACAGATTCTTGGCAAAATACTTTGTTGTCAGTTTAAGTAATCGTGTTTCGATACAATCGGGATCTGTGCCATTTTCATAGCTATTCCAATTATCCCAGGTTAACCGACCAACAAACAGTCCAATCTGATATCGTTGATTTTGTTCGAAGAATGTACTCATGCTTCGTCTCCGAGGATATTTTCTTTATGCCACCGGTCAGTGGCGTCCTGAATGAGTTCCTCCAGAGCCATAATACTTTTGATGCCCGACTCGATGATGGCCTGTTCACACTCAGTGCGAACTCGCAGTTCGGGATAAAAGTGGTTTGGCCTTCCTTGAATTGTGCAATCTCGAATGGGAGTATACTGATTGCAAACACGCTCAATACATTCTCGAACAATCAACTCGGCGAACTTTTCGCTAAACTTCTCTTCGTAACCAGGCTGTCCAATCGCTTGGGCATAAGCAAATTTTGAGGCATATTCTTTAGCCTGTTCAGCAAGTAGTCTAATTTGTTCGTTCATAATTTCTCTCCGGGTACAAAGCCACGAAAGCCTTTGAAACGTGGGAATCGCAAACTGTAGGTACCATCCTGATTTTGTGTAACTGCATCAGCACGTACTTCCACCACATGTCCGTCTGCACGACAATTCCAAAAATCTTCTCGTTGCCGATCAGTAAATCCGCTGCCCACATTGACACTGATGGTCTTGCCGTCATCAACACCTTCACAAACCAGGGCACCCATCCGGCCCACATTCTTGCCAGTACCCTCTTCAGTGTACAGCACAGTGAGACTGACTTCAATGTAGGGCTTCTGTTTTAACCAGGCCACGCTGCGTTTACATTCATACACGGCAGCAGGGTCTTTGATCATGATGCCTTCGTATCCGCCTGCAATGGCATCAGCATTGATCTTGTTGAACTCTGCACGACCTTCTTCAGTGTTGAGGTTCAACAGGGCCTGGCCCACCACAGACACGTTGGGCATGTGATCTGCTGCAAAGCGATACCACATGTTCAGGCTCACACTGCGATCCAATTGTTTGTGGCGACTGATACCTGCCAGAAATTCTGCCAGGGTCAGTACATCAAATAAATGCAGCACAGCATCTGATGCTTCCACATTGTCTTTGCGATGCACCTGCCGCATGAGATCCTGGAAGCTGGCTGACATGACTTCGCCATCCAGCACCATGGGCTCGGAGAACAGACGGGCCTGCTTGCTGATTTGTTGTTTGATGTGGTCAAAATTCAGTAACTCTTTGCCATTGCGGCTGTACTGATCCACCTGACCTGACGGGTACACCACTGTGATGACTCTGACGCCGTCCAGTTTGACTTCCACCAGTTTTTCACCAGATACCTTGCCTTCATGATTGGCGCCGTCATGGGCCAACTGACATGTGAACACAGGCACCAGATAGTCGCTGTTGACTTTACCAGCCATCTTGTTGATGGTGGTGTCGCTGGTGCCACACCGCATGTCCTTGATCAGGATACGACGATACCAGCCGTTCCATTCTGCCTCAGTGGCGTTCATTCGCAGATAGTTGACGGCAGTCAGTGCAGCATTGCCAGTCAGCTCACGTTGGGCCAATTGGTCAGCCACTTTCCAGAATGCATCTGCTGTGATGCCACGGCCGTCACCGGATTTGGTGTCCACTTTCTTGACACCAAAGGTCACCATGGCATCATATGCAGCACGGAATCCACGGAACAGCTCGGTGTTGCCTGCCACTGCTTCTTGATAGATAACGCCTTCCTTGAACAGACGACTGTTGTCGCTTTCCAGATCTGCGATGACTTCCCAGGGTTTATTCATTTATTAGTCCTTGTTGTTCACTATAACTACATTGTAGCATTTATGGAATTTATTGGTCAAGCGATCGTTGATGGCGAAACTCACGTTTCAACCAGTATTTGTAGCGGGCGAAGTACTGATGCAAGGTCTGTTGTCTCTCACGCCACACCAGGCATTCCTCACAATTGTCACGCCAGATCATCTCTACCCAACGACGGAAATCACTGGTCTTTCTCATGCTGTCACCTGTGTATGCTTGCATTTTCTCTTGAACTGGAAACCGCTGCAACTGCATTTTAGCACACCGTTCTCACGTTCCACAATATAACGGTTGCCTGTGCTGCCTGCCACTTCCCAACGGTCTGTGGTGTTGATCAAAGGTGCTTCAGTATAGCCGTAGACGTTGGGCACTTCTGTGAACTTGCGCCCCCGTGTGCCAAACTGATAACGCTCTTTGAACTGCTTCAACTCCACTGTGCCCTGCTTGACATACCCGTACATGAATTCTCGGCTGTCACTCAGCATGTACACATGCAGCGGGTACGGTGCGTCGGCTGTGATTTCCCGGAAGAATTTCATAATTATTATTCCGACAAGTTCATAACACGAGCATCGTATTCCATAAACGACACTTGAAATGGCACGTACACTTCATGGCCCACACGGCTGTGTTCGCCACGTGGCTGCACTTCACCGTCAAACACATCACGGGTCACAGTGATTACGAAGCAATCGTAACCACGGTTGTCGATTTTAGAGACAACGCCTTCAACGAAACAATCCGCACGGCCCACCATGGGCTTGAAATCATACGCACGGATAGTCTGACCAACTTTTGCAATCTTGGCAAATTTTAACATTTCTTGCTCCTGAAGTTTTGCTACCATATCAACAGTATACAATTAAATGAATTTAGCGTCGACTCATTTCTTGCGATTTTCTGACATTTCTTCCATGGTTACGTATATTCTAAACAACTGGTAGCCGAAAAATATTGCGCCAGCCCCACCCAGAATCATCAGGAATACACTGGCTGGAACGGACAAAAATACTGTATAAATCAGCACCATCAGACCCACGCAGAAGGCCAAGTGTTTGGTTAGACGGGCGGCTGCACGAATTTTTATTGACATAAATTTTCCTTTATCTTTAATGTTCCTGAATTATACAATTAATTTATTTTACTGTCTAGCGAAACTCATGAAAAAGCCCTGAAAACAGGGCTTTTTTTCTGTCTAAAAAGTGTTGTTTTTACACAACAAATTGTTTAGTTAAAAGAATAGGTAATTGAACCCACTGTGGCATCTTTGTACAGACGTGATCCACCAATGGTATTAGTGCCCTGGAAGGTTGTGGTCATACCGGTGTTGGTGTAGTAACGAACACCCAGATCCCAGCCCCGGGCCACGGCGTAGGTTAATCCCAGGTTCATGTCATTGTAGCTGAAATCTCTGTTGTTGGCCACTGTGGTTTGACCGTAATGGGCAACCACGCTGAGGTTCTGTAATGATTTAGATAACAGACCCAACGACTGTTTGACATCAGCTTGTACATAGCTGGTGCCTGTGCTGTTGTTGATGCCAAAGTAGTTGCTCAATGACTGGCTGTACTTGACTGTCAGTGGACCATATCCCAGACCAGCATACAATTCCTGTGTATTAAAACGTGAATCGGTGCTGTTGTCCCGACCCATGTAGAAATAGTTGTATGAACCCACATCAACTGTCAGGCCCCGATACACATCCTTCCGCCAACCTGCATACAGATCGCTTTCCAAGCCTGTGCTATTGGGGTATAATGCTGAACTGACAGAACTGTTCCAGTTACCCACATACAAACCACTGGAGTGTTTGTAGTCAACGCCACCCTGTACTGCTGCACCGTTGTTACTCTGGCTGACGCCGCGGAAACGATAGTCGCTGGTTAGACCAGCATTGACGCTTAGTTGGGCATGTGCAGTTGAGAAACCCACAGCCAATAGTAATGCTAAAAAGATCTTCTTCATTTACTTCTCCTTATTAACGATGAAATTCGTCATCGTAGTATTATATAGCGTTGGTTTCGCTGTGTCAAATAAAATATTTTGAGGTTACTTCAGAATGATGCTGATTGATGGGGTCACCGAACGATGACCCCGATGTCCGGTTTTTAAGCGGCGTCTTCCAGAGTTTGTTCAACTCCGGATTCTACTAGAAAACGGTCCCAGAATGCCTTCCATACTGGATCCACTGGTGGATGTGTGGCCACAGTTACATCATATCCCTCCACCATAGTTTTGGTGCGAGCTGCACTGGCAGTGTATTCTGCACGATCGGCTTCTGATTGTGCTGCTAACCAGGTCTGCAATAATACCCAACGCTCAGTGATTGATATCAGGGTTTTTGACCCATCTTCGTTAATTTTTTTATATATGTAGTTAACAGCCATTTTTGGTTTCCTTAAAAACTGTCCTTCTGTATACTTATTTATTCCTGATGCTCATAAATACTTTAGTATCTTCAAGGAGCGAACCATGAATGAAGCATTCAAACTTATATCAGATCTGGGATTTCCCATTGCAGCCGCCATGGCCGGCGGCTATTTCGTATACCTAACCATCAAATTGTTATTGGCAGGAGTATTAAGCTCAGTCAAAGGCATGGCTGGCATCATCACTGCACTGGACAATCGTGTTAAAACCATGAACCACGATGTTGTGCGTATCGATGCTGTAGTCAGTAATGCCCTGGGCCTGCGTCCTGATGTAGAGCGTATTGCTCGTGCGGATGGCAAAAACGACGCAAGACGTGACTAATCGAGAAAACTATGACCATCGCAGACATCAGACTATTAAATGCTGCCACCAACCTTCATGAGATCGCCCGAATCGTTGAACAAGACCTGGGCATCAGTGATATAAGTAAGAGCATAAGAACAGCAGCAGACCAATTATTTCAAGTGATCAAAGGAGATGAGAGTGGCACTGATTGATACAGTATTAAACATGGTGACAAAACAAAGGAAAGATCCAGACGCACCCAAGCCAGCACCCGGTTCGCGTTCAGAGCGAGAGGCGAAAATCAAAGACAAAGCAGGTATGGTCATCAACGTGTTTGCTCTGCTACTAGCAGTCAACACATACTTTGGTAATCAGTACAGTAGCTTGATCCTGAACAACACCATCAAGGCAAACGATACCTGGGCGTTCTATCAGGCCAAGTCACTGAAGCAGACCATGGCAGAGTATGCACAGGAAGATGCTGTTCGTGTGGGTGATCGAAAACGTGCTGAAGAATTACAGGTCAAAATTGATCGTTATGAAACAGAACCCAAGGAAGGCAAACGTGACTTGATGGTGTTTGCCAAGCAGTTGGAACATGACCGCGATCAGGCCAAGCAGAAGTCACCCTGGACCAGTTATGCCAGCACAGCATTTCAACTGAGCATTGTGTTGTTGTCTGCCAGTATTTTAGCAGTCAGCATGTCGTTGTTTTGGGGTAGTTTTGTAGTGGCCGGGCTGGGGGTATTACTGATGAGCCAGGGCATCTGGTTGTGGATATAACATGGACAATATAGCAGACCTAATTAGTAAATACGGATTCCCCATTGTGGCGGCAGTGGGCATGGGCATGATGATCAAATATGTCTGGGTCTGGGTTACTACAGAAATCAAACCAGTTATATCAGATGCCAACACAGTTCTTATCGCACTGATTGATCGTATTCGTATGCTGGACAACGACTTGATCAGACTTAACCAGAAAGTCAATACAGTATTACACCTACGTGGTAAGACCATTGAATACGAGCGTGTAGAAGCAGAAGAAGCCATTAACAAGAAGAACAAAACAGAGGATGCTAAAAGTGCATCCTCTGGTGAAAGTTAATTATTTCGTTGTAGCGACGTACACACCATCCCAATCCCGCGGTAACTTGCGGGATTTCATTTCCTTACAGCGTTCAATCCAGATCTCGTAGTAGTGATCCATCTGGCCATCAAACTCACCAATTAGGTTCTGACACATGACGACCGCATCATCAAACCGCTGATCGCGATAGCATTGCAGCATGGCATCGTGTTCCAATCTGCCCATCTCGTATTCGCCATGACTACCGGCATGTATGATCAATGGAGCATAGATACGTAGACCCACAGTCTTGCCCTTGACAGCAATGTTGTCCAACTCCAGGGCAAATACACGATCCTGAACCTGCTGGTATGTATTGGGACCAATGATCAACAATACTCCATAACCCTTGGTCTGTCCTTCCAGTCTGGCTGCTGTGCTCACACTGTCGCCTAATACGTCATAACCAAATTTAGTTTTGGCACCAATGTTACCTATCAGTGTCTCGCCTGTATTGACGCCGGCACCCATGCCCACGGGCGGGCGACCACTGGCCACCAATTCTACGTTGAAATCTTCTATGGCCTGGATCATCTGTTGCGCTGTCTTCACTGCGGTGTATGCATGGTCAGGATCATCCAGTGGAGCACCGTGTACATGCAATGACGCATCACCAATGAACTTGATCAGTGTGCCATCGTTCTTCAACACTGGTACACTCAGGGCCGTCATGTAGTCGTTCATGATCTGTGTGAGCCCTTCCACATCATCTCCGAAGCTTTCGCCCAGAGTGGTAAATCCACGTAGGTCTGTCATGACGATACTTAATTCCTTACGCTCTCCGCCCAACTTAATCAATTCGGGATTCTTTTGTAATCGTTCCACAATGGTGGGATTGACGTAGCTGCCAAACTGCCGTTTGATCTGTTGCTTCTGTAAGAACTCTGACACAAACTTGACCACGTAGGCATGTAATCCTGTCAGTACCAGTCCTATTGTAAGCCAAGTAGCGTCAAACAATATGAGGTCAGTATGGAAAGCATACCAACTGCCCCCAACCCCACAAACAACAATGAGAACAAAGCTAAAAATACCCACATAGATCCACCTCGCTAATAGAATAATCAAGACGCCGGCCAGGACCAATGCCAGTAATTCAGCACCGTCTGCCCAGTCTGGACGTTGTATGTTTACGCCATTGGCCATGGTGCCTATCACTGTGGCTTGTACATAATGAGGAAATTGTGCTCCAGCGGCTGTGGGCACAGGATTACTGATGCCTGCTGCTGTGGGGCCAACTATGACAATGGCACCTTCCAACCGTTCCGGCAAGTTTAATATGCCGATTGACTGCGGCTGTTGACTCCAGTCGATCCAGATACGACCAAAGTTGTCGGTGGCCACAGGACCAAACCGGGGTATACGCATCTTCTCTACACCCTGCTCGTTCAACTTGACTTGGAATGTAGTGTCAGCAGCAGCCACACGTAGGACTTCCATGGCCAGACTGGGATATAACTTATCGCCCACAGCCATAATCAGTGGCAGACGACGATTGACACCATCAATCTCAGGCAATGTACTGACTATACCAATACCAGCCGCAGCATCTTCCAGAGATTTTACGTTGGCTATGATGCCGGGATACTGTATGATACGATCCAGATATTCAGGATTTAATACTGCTGATCCAGGATTGCGTGGTGCGTTCTTGGTTGCCTGTGCTGGTACGCTGACCAGTACCACTGGCATATCGCCCATGAGTTTGGCCAATTTGGCATCGCCACCTTGTCTGTCTGTTTCTGACATCATAACATTCAGTACCACAAGCCCAGCACCACGAGCATATAGATCACGAACTAGGTCAGCATACACCGCACGGTTAAGTGGCCATTGGCCGTACTGGTCTATGGCTGCTTCGTCTATGTTGGCTGTGAATATGTTCAGAGGTTTTACAGGTTGACTGGTGATCAGCTGGTCAAAATATCTCAGTCGAACTGATTCCACAAAAGAGTAATCAGCCACACGTATACCCAAAACCAATGTCAATGTAATTAATGCTGTCCAGGGGCTGAGTAGAATTCGCTTAATCATCGGGCGTGTGCCTGTAGTGCTTTTTTGTCGAACACAGGGTCAGTGAACACTATCACTGGGCCACGCATCATGATATTTTCATCGTGTATGTCCGGTCGATAACCTGGTTGGGAGGTGAATTTAACCAGTATATCCAGTGCTGGTATAAATTCGGGATGGGCTTTACAATAGGCTATAAATCCATTATGTCGTCGGTACATGACATCACTGTCAATCAGCGCACCGGCCGATACTCGTTCGATTATTGCGTCATTGACCACCGCATTGATTTGTCTCAGCAAACTGTATGCAGTCTCGTCAATGCGAGACAACCTTTCCATTCTGACGGCCATGACTCCGGGCACAATGGGAAATGGTTTAGAGCTGATAAATCGGGGCATGTGCGGGTTGCTTTTGAGTTGAATTGCAGTGGCAACCCAATTGGTATATGCAATGTCATCGGCAGTAAATACCTTCAACACATACGACAATTTGGGGTGTTCCCATACTGTGCCAAATGTACCTGAGCCCAGTGATCGGAAGTCATTGTTGTACAGCACCTTGTGCCATTCTGTACCCAAGGGAAATTCGGCCACTCTTGCTGGATTTCTTGGTAAGTCTCGAGTTTGATTTTTAATACCAATCAGCTCCGCCAGATTTTCTTCTTCTAGAGCATTTTCTAATATGATGTCTGAGATTTTCATTTTTATTGTACCGGATCAGTTATTACCATGTCGTCGCCTCGACGCATACAATTGCCCGGGTGGAAATCGTTTCCATGGCTTTGCATACTATGCCATGCAATATCCAATGCTGCCATCCAATCAGGGTGGGTTTTGCAATATTGTTCAAAATACTTATACTCTGGTAGATACGCTAACTTACCAGCAAGTCGTGATGGTGGCTGACTGGCCCCCAAGGCGCCTTCCAGCAGTCGATCTGATACTGTGTGTACTTTTAAAAATACACCATCTATGGGGACCAATGGTTCCATTCTAATTGCAACAATATCCTGAGTAATACGCACCATTCGTTTGCTGACAAATCGTGGCATATGTGGGTTGTTTTTATTTGCCATGGCAACTTTTATCCACTCAGCGTAGGCCACATCCTCCGAGCG